TATTTGAGTCCACAATCAGAAAGAAGGATATGTTGTGCTTCAACAGAGCCTGCACAAAATTTTACACAATACATTGACACAGCTGAAGGATCAGGTAATTATCAACCAATGACACTAAATGAACATTGGAATTCTGAACACATGAATTCTGTAAGAGCTAGAATGTTAAAAGGTGAAAAGTTAGATGAGTGCAAAGTGTGTGATGACAGTTTATTACACACAACTACATATAGAAACTATTTTAACAGTTTGTTTGGTAGACACATAGAAAAAGCATATGATCAAACAACAGAAGATGGCAAGACTACTTTGTTACCAGCGAGTTTTGACTATAGATTTTCAAATTTGTGTAACTTTAAATGTAGAATGTGTGGATCAATGTTGTCATCACAATGGGAAGCAGAAGAACGCAAATACAACATAGGGGCACAAGATGATAATTTATGGATGCAACCAGAAATAAAAGAAAAGATACAAACGTTTACAAAAAATGTTGTTGAAAAAGAGTTTTCAGATGCTGTAGAAGAAAAACGTATAGAAGAAGTTTATTGGGTAGGTGGTGAACCATTGATGTATGAACAACATTGGAAATACATGAAACGTTTAGTTGAAATTGGTCATGCTAACAACGTGCATGCTAGGTATAATTCAAATTTATCCCGTATTGTTTTTAAAAATATAGATCTGTTCAAAGATATTCTAGTAAACTTTAAAAGCTGGCAGATGTGTGCGTCAATTGATGGCACTGGAGCAGTTGGTGAATGGATTAGAACTGGGTTGGACTACAAAAAATTTATTGAAAATTTTGAGTATGGATTGAGCTTTGCTAACCACAAAAGAAATCCAAGACAGATGCAGTTAGATTTTACATTAACAACGCCAGGATTATTTGAAGTTGAGAACATGTTTGAATTGAGTCTAAAATATGATGTTGTTATTATCAGCAAAGTTTGTTTTGCTTTTAGCCCTAACATTGTGTTAGCACCTATGGTTTTACCAAGACACATTTTAGATAGGAAAGTGGATGAAATTCTAGCTAAAATAGAACATAGAGCAGGCTGGCGACAAAAGGGTATGATTGATATGTTGAAAAATTTAAAAAACAGACCAACGTTTCAAGAACAATGGCCAGACGAGTACAAGGTAGGATTTATGAAAGGCAGATCAAGACAGCGATCTTTAGAAAGCATTAGAACACAGCCTATTACAATAGATGAGATAATGCAAAAAGACAAAGAAATACATGAATGGTGGACACAGAAGGTATAATATGAATTTCAATGAATATCAAGAATTTGTAGCTTCTATAAAACGATACCCAGAGCAGTATAAAGTTTTATATCCTGCTTTAGGATTGTGTGGCGAAGCAGGCGAAGTTGCCGAAAAAGTAAAGAAAAAATTTAGAGATGGCGAAAAAGATTCTTTTAAAGAAGACATCAGAAAAGAACTAGGAGATGTGTTATGGTATATTTCAGCGTTGGCAGGGGACTTAGACATTACTCTCCAAGAAATAGCTGATGTAAATAAACAGAAACTGGAAGATAGATTATCTAGAAATCAAATACATGGAAACGGAGACAACAGATGATATCATGGATAAAAAGTATTATTAACAAGATACGCCTGCACTTTGCTTACAGGAAAAAGATTAAAGAATTAAAAAAGAAAGACCCATTCATTTATCATTAATATGATTATTTGGGGAGTATCAGCACTATTTCATGACGCCGGCCTTAGTGTGATCAAAGATGGCAAAATTGTCTTTGGTGCTCATGCTGAAAGATATTCTGGAATTAAACACGATAAGCATTTAAATCAGCAAATAATTGACGAAGCCCTCACGTATGGCACGCCTGATAAGATTGCTTGGTATGAAAAACCTTATAAGAAAAATTTGAGAAAAATACAAACAGGTGAATGGTGGTACACAGGCTTTAATACATCACCCAAAAAATATTTGAAACAATTTGGAATCAAAGGGCCAAAAGTTATCACATTCGATCACCATTATTCACATGCGGCCGCAGGTGCTTTTACAAGTCCACTAAGACATGGCACTGTGGTTGTGTTAGATGCTATTGGAGAGTTTGTTACAAGTTCTGTTTGGAAATATACCAATGGTAGCAAATTGGAAAAACTGTATGATAGCAAGTACCCTAGTTCATTTGGTTTGTTGTATTCAGCATTTACCCAACGTTGTGGCTTGAAACCAATGGATGAAGAATATATTACTATGGGCATGGCGGCCTGGGGGAAACCAATATATGCAAAAAAAATTAAAAAAGATTTTATCAAAAGTTACTATCCATTTGCACTAAAGAAAAATGTCCACAAAGGCATAGGTGATTATTTGCCCAAGGCAGATGTAATGGATATTGCGGCAAGTATTCAGCAAGTAGCAGAAGAATTTATTTCTCATTACTGTGCAAAAGCAATAGAGCAAGTTGGTATTGATGATTTAATTTACCAAGGAGGAGTTGCATTGAATTGTGTGGCCAATTCTAATTTATACCAAAATGCACATTCAGTATGGATTATGCCCAACCCAGGAGACTGTGGATCTAGCTTAGGATCTGCACTTGCAATGCACGGAAAACAGGTGGTTTTTCCTGGGGCTTACATTGGAACTAATATTGATCTTCCATACCCTGTAGACGCAATTATAAGCGAATTAGACGCCAAAAAGATAGTAGGTGTAGCGTCTGGACGAGCTGAATTTGGACCTAGAGCTTTAGGGCATAGATCATTGTTAGCTGACCCCCGCGGAAGCGAGATCAAGGACAAAGTAAATGAAATAAAGCGCCGACAAAAGTTTCGACCATTTGCTCCTGCGATATTGAAAGAACATGTGAATGAATATTTTGATATTTGCACTGACGATTCACCATACATGCAATTTGTTGGCATTTGTAAAAAACCAAAAGAGTTTCCTGCTATCATTCATGTAGATGGTACGTCAAGAGTACAGACAGTTGGTCCGGACGATTCGCCTGGTTTTAGAGCACTGCTAGAAAAATGGTATGCAAAAACAGGTTGCCCAATGTTGCTAAACACATCGCTTAACATCAGAGGCGAACCAATGGTTAATAACAGAGCAGACGCAGATAGATTTGAGGAGAAGTACGGCATCAAGGTTTGTTCATAATGTACGATCAATTTGAGTACAATGGAACACTAACAGACTATCCTGCTCGTACAGATTGGTTTTGGATTGTTGATTCAAAGCACAATGACTATGCTGATTTTAATTTTGATTACACAGCACCCAGCTGGGAAGGAGATTATATTCATGCTTTTGGTGATCAATATTCAAAAGAGTCTAATACATTTTTAGTCAATAAAAACCACACACAAAATCAAGGCCGGCTGTATCATAAACATACAGTAGACAGAGTTACTCATGCGCCAATATACAATGCTGTAAATTTGTTACCTTTTGAACCTGACGGTGTTAGAATGTTTTCTAACATGTTTAATTTTATTAAACGAATGGCAAACAAAACCACGGAAAGATATTTTTGGGTCACAGCATCTGTTTGCGATTACAATGCATTTGATTTTTTATGGCACCCAGAAATAGGTGAAGAAAATTTTATTCATGCTTGGCCTTCACAAAATAACAAACACGGATATACATTTTTAATTCCTACTGAAGCTTTTAAAAAGCAACAAGACTCTTTGCAAAAATTAGAATGGTTTGAATATATCAAAATGCATGAGCCTTTAGCTCATATGCCTTTGCCTGTAAACAAGTTTAGTTTAAGTGAAGGAGTTGCTGAAGTTATAAAGAAGCATACGTTTACACATCACTATGAATGGTTTGTGCAGGACACGTATAATGAAGACGTGCCAGATTTTTATCCGGGACGTTGGGACGAAATTAACATAGAAGCATTTGGACACAATTCAAATGTACTTTTAGTTCCACGCGAAGCAAAATCGTATATTTTAGATCAGGTGTATGATTATCCACACATAGTCAAACATGTGCAAACAATTCAACAACCAAAATTTGACATTATTGTGCTTGGATACAAAGAGCCAGATCTTGAAGAAAGATTCAATAATATTAAGGCAAAGCACCCAACAGCAAAACTTGTTTCAGGAATAGAAGGCAATGTTAATGCCTACAAAGAATGTGCAAGACAAAGTGATACAGAATATTTTTGGTGTGTGTTTGCAAAATCTAAATTGCATGATGATTTCGATTTTTCATATCATCCTGATTGCTTAGAAAGACCACATCATCATATTTTCAAATGTTTAAATCCTATGATAGACTATGCATATGGTCATATGGGTATTATACTTTATCATAAGCAAATGGTATTAAATGCCACAGAATGGGGGCCTGATTTTACTTGTTCTTTTCCAGTCAAACTTGTTGATCAAATCAGCAACATTGCCAATTACAATCAAACATCTTTTTTAACTTATAGAACTGCATTTAGAGAGTGTGTAAAACTTGCTTCAAATTGTATTGAAGGAAGTAGTGTTAAACAGAACACAGAAATATTAGACAAATGGCTATCCAGCCCGGATCAATGGACACAACGTGGATCACAAGACGCAGTTGCTTATGTTAAAGACAGTGGTGATTTAATGAAAGTGTTTGATTGGAAATTTATTGAAGCAAAGTATAATGCTTCAAACATTTGAGTGTCGTATTGCCCATTGTTGCGTTTCTTCTATTATTAAATCTTGTTGTTGTCTGGTCAGTGAGTGATAACACGGCAAACTGACAATGCTATTGCAAATTTTTTCAGCCCGAACACATTGCTGATATGGAAAATAAGATTCATACACATTGATTGGTTTTTTATAATGTATTTTTGTTTCTATTCCTTTGCTAGCCATGTGCTGTATAAACTTATTCCTGTTAGATACTTGTATCACATACACATAGTAACTGTGAACATTTTCTGATCTGGTCTTAGGAGTCACTACATAATCACTCAAAAAGGCTGAATATTGGTTGCACATAAACAATCTTTTTTCTTGCCAATCTTTGTAGTATTTCATTTTTTCTAACAACACAGCCGCTTGTATACAATCCATTCTGGCATTGTATCCAATAGTGCCGTATTCAAACATAGAACTCCGGCCATGGTCCCTGTACATTTTAACTTTGTCTACTAACTCTTTACGTCCTGTTACTGCTCCTGCATCTCCTATAGCACCTAAATTTTTTACAGGATTAAAACTAAAGCAAGTCAAATCAACAAGATTGCCTACTGGTTGTTTGTTGTATGATGCTCCAGTAGATTGTGCCGCATCTTCAATCACATAAAGATTATGTTTTTTGGCAATACGGTTAATGCTATCTATGTCAGCACATTGACCGTATAAATCAACAAATAATATTGCTTTGGTTTTGTCTGTAATGTGTGATTCTATTTTTGTTGCATCAATATGATAGTATTCATCTATGTCTACAAATATTGGTGTTGCTCCAACGATTTTAATTGCTTCAGCAGTGGCAATAAAAGTGTGCGGAGTTGTAATAACTTCATGTCCATTTGTTACACCACATGCCATTAAAGACAACACCAATGCAAAAGTACCATTGCCTACTGCCGCACAGTTTGCCGATCTGGTTGCACCTGCCCATGCTTCTTCAAATTTTTCTACAGTTGGTCCAGCTATAAATTCTGATGTATCTAATATTTTTTGAATAGCTGAGTCCACATCTGCTTTACACTCAATGTACTGATCGTGTAATTTAGTGAATGGTATTTGGGTCAATGTTTGCTAATGCTCCTTCTAAATTAAATTTGCTGTTGTAGTTTAATTTGTCTTTTATTTTGTTTATTTTCAATGACCCTCTGTTTGGAAAATACTTTTCTCTACTAACTGGAATCATTTTGCTTGTACTATTATAGTGTTTAGCTATTTGTTCTGCCAGTTCTTTCAAAGTTAATGTGTGTTCACTGCTTATGTTAAATGTTTCGTTGTCTGCATTGCCTTCAATTACAAGCTGTAATGCATTCACCATATCAGCCACGTATGTTATATCTGTGGTTGTGTCTTGTGCGTAAAAAATTTCTTCATTGTTTATTGCTTGCTTGATAAATTTAGGAACTAATCTATCCCCAATATCATAGTTGCCAAACACACAAATTGGTCTTAAAATATTGTACACAAATCCTTTTAATTGTGCATTTGACTTTATAAGATATTCTTGTGTTAGTTTTAGTGACCCATATAAATTAATTGGAGCACACAATGTAGTTTCGTCAGCATCATTTTGATAGTTGCCATATACATTTGAACTGCTGACATGCACATATTTTTTTACATCATAAGCCATGGTGTTAATCAGTCCTTGTATCATACCTTCAGCACTAAGCACTGGATATTGTTCTGATAAACTGACTCTTGGATATGCGGCTAAATTTACTACCACATCAGGTTTGAATGTATTAAATGTATGTTGAATCAATGAATTTTCAATTATTGATCCATTCACCGTTTTTACATTGAACCAGTTTTTGGTTCTGCCTTGTATGATTTTATGTTTTTGCACTTCATGCCTAACACCAAATATACTGAAGTTGTCATACACCAGTATATCGTGTTTGTGCTGTAATTGGTTTGTTAAATGATGACCAATAAAGCCAGCACCGCCAAAAATTAAAATTTTCATTTTTCTTCTTCGTCGGTGCTAGGTGTTGGCTTTTTCTCTTTTTGTTTAGACTCTATGTATTCGTCTTTTAGTGCTTTTAAATCTACTTCTCCACTTTCAAAATCACGTAGTGCATTCACTACATGAGAATCATTTGGTTCAGCAGGTACTATAGTCGGCTTGCCTTTTCTTAATTGTTTAGCATAATGCGATCCAAGAACAATCATATCAAATTTATTTGTTACGTCTTGCTCTGCACATTTGGCCATGGCGTCCATGGTGAAAACCCTAGCCACAATCTATACCTCTTCAGTTACTTTTTTAGGTCGTCCTTTTCTTGGTCTAAGCTCTGGATCAAGTTCGTATGCTCTTTCTTTGTATGCATCGACTTGTTTTTGCAGTCTTTCTGCTCTGCTGATGTACAATCTAGCTTCTGTTTTAGCACTAGTGCCTTCGGCAGTAGTGTCAGCCTGTATTGCAAGTCCTTCCACTTTGACACCTTTTTGTTCAGCAATCATTTCATTCAGTTTATCAAGTTGTATAGCATCAGCACCTTCTTCGGTTACTAACACATTTTCCGTTGGTTGTTTAATGAGTCTGCCTGATGTGTGTAAGTGTTCAAGCACAGATATGCCTTGCACTGAAGTTGCTATGTCTTGAACCACAGGATTGTTTGCATCTTCCAATGGCATTTTTTGTCTGCCTAGTATGTGACCAAATTCAAACGAATCTTGCCCGTCACCTGATTCTAATAGTGATTCAACTATATCTGATTCAAATGGTGGCAGTGATTGTCTATCAATCACAAGTGCTGATAACGGATCCCCTGGCAATGTGCGATTAACAATCACTACTTTGGCTCCTGTTGTCTTTAATGTTCCTACGTGTTTCATTTATTTTGCCTCCGTATCACTCGGTGCTTCTGTTTGAGCAGGAGTTGTTGGTGCTGGTGTTTCGGTTTTAGCCTGTTCGGCTGCCGCGGCATCAACTGATTTTAGGAATGTGTCTAGTTTGTCATACACATCACCTACTAGTTTTAATTCGCCGCCTCTAAATGCTCCTCTGCCTGATGAAAGATCTATAATCGCTCTTATATTTCTAAGATCAGCAACAGTTAGATTAGGTGCTTGTGCTTGTGGTGTGGTTACTGTGCCATCAACCATCTTATTTGTATCGTCTGACATGTCGTCTCCTTTATATTATAATATACATACATTATAATTTATTTTGCAACCAACTGTCAAGAATAATAAACGGTTTGGCCAAAAGGTGGTTTTACGTGTTCACCACTGTGTATAACCCAAAGTGTATCACAGTAATCTGGATCTCCCCATCGATCCCAAGTCTCCCCATCTGTAAACACAATTAATGATTTTGGACGGATATCGTTTTCATACATATATTTCCAGTTTACAGCAATATCTGTACCACCATAACCACCTGGATTGTAATCTTCTATTTCTTTTCCATCCCATGTTTCAAAAGATTCATCTGCACATACCTCAGTATCAAAACACCACACACGGATTTTGTATGCATCAAATTCATCCTTGATTCCACTTATTTCGGATAAAAAATCTTTCAATTGACTTTCTTCGATTGAACCAGATGTATCAATTGCTACACATATATCTAATTCATTTTCAGCATCTAGTCCTGGTAATACAGCATTAGTAGAATACATTTTGCGTGACGGTTTAGTCCATGTATAATTGTTTTTTATTTGACTTTTTATAGTTTGTCGCAACAACTGTCTCCAATCAAGTTTAGGAGCAGTTATATCATTCAACAATCTTTTAAGTCCAGCTGGTACACTGCCTGCTTTGTCACCAGATGAAGCAGATGCTTTAGCTGACTGTAACAGTGAATTTTTTATTTCATCTCGTAATGCATCTACCTCTGCTTTTGACATCCCATCGCCAATTTTCACCTTTTGTTTCTTACCATCCTTGTCTTCAACAGTTGCTTCACCCATTTCAAGATCAATGTGTACGTCTAAAGTTTGTTGTTGTTTTTGCATAGGGCTTAATTTTTCATAGATTTGTTCTGCTGATAAGTTAGCGTATTGATGGTCCAGTAATGGAGCATTACCTCCTTTAGGTGCTTCGCCAATTTGTTCATCTACAAGTATTTGATTCACAGCATAATCACATGCAACATTCCAACCTTGTGGATCTCTATCACCACGTCTTAGCATATGTTCAAATGCAACATGCAATACTTCATGTCCTAACAAAAATTCAGTTTGCTTAATATTAAGTTCGTCTATAAATTTTTTATTGTACCATAAATGTTTGCCATCGACTGCCGCAGTTGGTATGTCAGTAGATTCTTTCAGTATTAATCTAGTAGCCATGTTGCCAAAGAATGGTTTCTTCAGCAACAATGAAATTCTAGCAGTAATGATTTTTTCTTCTGTGTTTGAATATGTCATCTTATGCATTATCCATACTAGCGATTACATACTTGCCAAACTTTTCATGGAATTTATTGAATGATTTAAGTTTGGTTGGCTTCATAGGCAGTTTATAAGTTGCTAAAGCAATCTTGGCTCCCATTACAGTAAGTTCTGTATCGAAGTTTTCCATCATAAAGTTTAAAAAACAGTCTGCTTTAGAATCAAAGTTTTTGTCTTTTTTATCTGCAAATTCTTTTAATTCATAACACATACTTACAGCCAATGAATATTGTCCACTTACTTCTGTTTTCTTAGGCATGGTTTTTACTTTGCCTGATAAGATGTCTGTTGGGTTTGGAAGGTCAGCGGCAATTTTACGATGAGCCATAAACTTGATAGCTAGACCTTCCCCAACAGCACCTGCGATTAGATCAGTAAGCACACTTTCTGGCAGGTGTTCGGTTAATAGTTGACTTACAAATGACCAGCTTCTTGGAGTAGCAAATGCCTTCGAAGAACCTTTAGGATCAAAGTCATATAAATCTTGTTTTGCAAATGAAATGTAACCAACAACGTCTGCATGAGTATTATTTTTTGTTGCCCATACTAGCCAATCATCAAAATCAACTTTCATTTCTAAATGCACAAATCTATTGCTAAGTGGAGCCGGCATTCTAAATGTCACGCCTCTATCTGTTTCTCTGTTACCAGCGGCTACAATAGACACACCTTCTGGTAATTCATAAGCACCAACTCTTCTGTTAAGAATTAATTGATACGCCGCCGCCTGCACAGCCGGAGGAGCCGCGTTGATTTCATCTAAGAAAAGTATTGCTGTACTCTTTGGATCTTTTGGTAATTCTATAGGTGGTGCCCACTCCATAGAGTTTGATTTTGAATTGTAAAAAGGAATACCTTTTATGTCAGTAGGTTCCCATAATGGAAGTCTAATGTCAATCACTTCACGTGAATCTTCGTCTCCAATCTGTTTAACAATGTCCGATTTACCAATACCTGGTGCACCCCATATCATTACGGGTCTCTTGATATCGATACAATGTTTAAGTGCAATAGTAGCCTGACTTGGCCCTATTTGTCTGGTAGTTTCTATAGTTTGTTTTTCTTTACTCATCTAGTGTGCTCCTTATTGCTTCATCTATAGTAACTATTATAATACCAAACAATATAGTGTCAACCGACTAAAATCCGCAGATTTGCGTAATATTTGCAAAAAAATCATTGCATATTTGCGTCTGTGCTTCGTTTTAGCTACCGGGCTTGGTGTTTGTACCCGGGCAAAATCACCTATAAATTGAAGTTTTCCACATCACCATCTAGTAGGTGTAAAATCATGGCAGGCTTCTCAGCGAACAGAATTGCATACATTGTTCTGGGTGAAATGTAGTATGGGCAAGTGCATGATCTGTCTAGATTAATGATTGCTCGCATGGTTAGTTTTTTTTGTAGTTTAATTTTATAACTTTTGATTCCAGCTTGTTTAAGCAGTTTTGAGCCTTTTGCTGTCAGTTGAAATCTTGCATCATCCCGTGTGAAAGATCTAAACATCAATCTCACTGTTTGATCATCATCTAAATCTAAATGACACTTGGTTTTTACTAATTTTGCTAAGTTGGATTTAGTTAATTTCATCATTTAACAACTTGCCTTCACTGAGTTCGTAAACTTGAAAGTCATTAGACTTGAACATTGCATTTAGTTTCAATGCAAGGTTGTGTGCATGACCTGGATTTGAAAAAGAACACTTCTTATATTTTGGTCCAGGATAGTTGGAAATGATAGATGATGATTTTAGATTGATTGGTTTTCCTTGATAAAAAACTGCATAGATGGCTGACGCTTCAAGTACTTCTTCCATCTTATAGTTTTTCTTGTTACTGTGTTGTAACAAAGTTCGTGGTTTTGGTCTACTCATTATATGAGTATTTATCGGTGTAATATTGAGGATTTAGTCTTGTAGAGCAGTTTTAAGCTGTTCGTAGCCACCTATAAGTTTGCCGTCAAGTATAATTTGTGGCACAGTCATTGCCCCTGGAGCAGATTCTAATAGTTGTTCTTTTGTCCATCCATTTCCAAGTTTTCTTTCTTCGAATTCTATACCTTTCATTTTTAAAAGGCTTTTTGCCATGTCACAAAATGGACACATTGGCTTACTCCATACAATGTTCATTTCTTATTTCCTTCCTTCCATATTTACCAAAAATTTTTATGCTCTTTCAGACTTCAACCAAATGCTGTGTAAGGTCTTTGCCCAGCTAAGATCCGCCACAGGAAAAGTTTTTTTGACGTCTTCTAAGAAAGAATCATGGTATATGTTTTTGATATCAAACCTATTTTTAAATACTTGATGATCTTGCCATGCTTTAAAATCATCAACAATGGTATGTTTTTTGTTTAAGTTTAAATCTGCTTTGACGTGTTCAACACTGTCATATTCGTTCCTTATCCAAAATCGTTCTGCAAACACTTTAAGCATTTTTTCATCTGAGCAGTAAAGTTGTATTACTTGGTCTGGATTTATTTGCTTACAAAAATCAGTATCATGTGAAAGAGTGTATCCGGTCATTTTACTGAAGTACTCGTGTTTTTCTTTTTCTGAAAAATTATAAAACTTTTTCATCACTGTGCGATCTTTTACTTGTGAGAACGGATAGATGCTTCTTAGATATTGTTTATCAAGCATACACAAAATTAGGTCCCCACACATTCCCCCTCTAAATAATATTACTTTGTGCATTTAAAAAGATATTTGATGTTTCCATTTGTGGTATCTGGATTTTCGTTTCCGTCACCATCTGCAAAATCCATTTGTGATTCTAAACAACTAAAACCTAAACTTTCGATTTGTTTGGCAAGATCAATAAACATTTCATAGTGATTAATTTTCAGCCTATTCCACGGAGTAAATTGTGTGTCACGCATTGAGTAAAAAAATAAACAATTATTTTTCATTGATTCTCTATATGCAGTAATGTGTTTACACAGCCCATCTGCGTCAGTCCATAGATCTGATCTATTGTTTGTCACAATAAAATTATCAAATCTATCTTGGAACATGTTTCCTATCTTATCACGTGAGTCTACAATAACTGCTTTAGGATAAAACTTTTTTACTATTTCATCTTGTTCGATCACAGTTAAATTATCAACGCAGTCTTCTAGGAAATATCCAGCACTGCCAAATATTGCAGTTTGACCTTTTTGCAATTTTTTTAAGATATAATCATCATACTCGGTAATGTATGTATGTTGAGATTTTCTAGATTTTAGCCACAATTCATGTTTTATTTTGCCTGTTCTGTATCTAAGATAAGCAGTCCTTTGATCCATAGACTTTCTTTTCAGCTCGTTTTGGTGTTTTACGATTTTCATTTTTTTGATATATAAAATTTTTGATCAGGAATAACCCAAGTAAAATAAGATCCGTCGTCTACAAACCTTTCGCTGTAGTTTATTATCTTAGCATCTAAGGACTTTTCGAGCCATACTTGTATTGCAGATTCGTAGTCATCAGGTAATGTAGAATCAACTTCTGTTCCTGTGATGTTTAAGTAGTGCCTATTTAGGCATAAGAAAACATTGTCACACTGCTCTAATAATTCATTTATATTTTCTATTATTATTTTACATGTTGATCTGCTAAACTTTTGATCTGTGATAAGCACAAGATCTGCGTTGTCAACACTGGACACTGTGTCAAAGTTAAAATCTATGTAATTGTCTTTAACATGGAATACGTTTTTGAATCCTTTATCAAAAATAAACTTTTCTATTTTTATCTTTTCATATAGATCATAGGTTTCTGTAAAGAAGGATTTTTGTAATCTGTTCCAATTTTTGTGCCATTTATAAAGATTCTGAGAAGTTATAACTTTATTTTTCATCGCCAAACATCCCTCCGTCCATGCTTACATCATTTACAGAACTAGATTCTATTTTCCTGCTTTGTATTTCAGCATAGTGGATTAAGATTGTTGTGAGCGAATTACGTACACGTTTGGCCAATTCAACATCAATTTTTACTTCACGTTGTCTAGCGTTATCTGCCTTGTTTATTATCTCAATGAAGTTTTTTAGATGTAGTGTATCGTCAACTTTTGTGGACATTTGAAAAAGCCTGTCTTTGTTCAACAACTGTTTTGAACGGTCCTTTGTATTCGTTGTTGCTTAATGTTTTTAATTTTGGACAAAATCCTTTCACCCAACCTTTTGGAAAATGTACTATATAATAACCAGCCGCATACATGTTATTTGAATTTGGTGATTTTGCATACAGTGGAATTTTGTGTTTAACATCAAGCACAGGATTGTAAGGAATATGTTTTGTTGGATAATCATATATTTCTTTTTTAACCCCTGGCTTGTCAACAACCTCGACAAGGTCTCTACCGAATAATTCAAAATGTGATCCTATTTCTTTTTTGGTCATTGTGGCCACAGATGAATCTGTTCCTGTGATTATAAAATTGTTATCGTCGTGTCTTTGTATGGTGCCAATTCTCACACCATTCTGCTCTATGATCCAAAAACGATCAGGCAGTAATTGCTTGGTCTTGATCGAATCTTGCGTTGAAAGGTTCTGCATAAAACTTAACATTGTCACTTATCCTTACTAAATCGTGTTTACTACAAAATTTTAACAGATACACACCGACGTTGCTAATTGCTTTGCTTGTGTTTTTAGCAATATCAATAGTTTCTGTTATTTTCATTTTAACTTCATTTGGTTGCATGGTCAAGTCAATTAATTGTTGATTCCTAGCATATTCGTCTTTGACTATACGTTCAACCCCATTATGATCTACCCATCTACTTAACATTATATTGTTCCATACAAAGCCTTGATTGTTTCTGTCTGCATATGCTTCTAACAGTTTGTTTTTACGCACTTTAGGAAAAGCAGAAAAAACATTGTCCGCTGAATCGCCACGCATACATTTTTCAAACAGCAACCATTTAGGATCCGGTGCCACTTTAGGTTCTTTAGTTTTCTTATCGATAATTGGTTCATCTTTTTCATCAAAAAATCCGTTAGTGTTTGCATATACATCTGTTATTCCATTGTATTGTGATACATTTTCAGACAGCAATTGATAAAAATCTGTATCAGAGCTTACTATAATGTGTTTATCTTCCGGATGTTTTTGTGTCCATCCTGCAATTAAATCATCTGCTTCTAGTTCGCTATGCTGTAATACTGTACAATTTGTTTTGGTGGTTACAAAGTTTTTGAATTCGTCAAACGTTTCCCAGAACAATTTATCAGCATCCTGTTCAGCTTGTGTCATAGCGTCTCTGGTCAGCTTTCTATTTGCTTTGTATGGCGTGTAAAAATCTTTACGCCATGATCTACCTTCGAAACAAAACACAACATGATCTGCTTTGAAACGTTCATAGCATTTTTTTACAGAGTTCATGCAAATGTGCAGTGCTAATCCTAGCTTTGTTTCTACATCATCACCACGTACAACATGCCTTGCACGGAAGAATGTGTTTGCAGTATCAAAAATTAAAAATGTCTTAGGAGATTTCTGTTTTTCCATCATCTCTTCTATTTTGTGATACAAGTGAATCATTAGTTGTATTCGACGGCATCATACTTTGGCCTTCTTCTGCTATGGTGTTGCATAAAACACTAAACCAATGATCAACTATCTCTTCATCAGAATTACCAGAAAATCCGTTGTCCTTTAAGTTTTTGACAAAATGCTTATTCCAATCAAGTTCAAAATATCCATACTTGGGATTTTTTGGATCCACATTAGTGTCAATTACTTTAATGTAAGGTTCACCTTTTCTAGTGGCTATTTCTTTGTCTGTTTCTTTAGTTGTTGTTTTTTCCTTCTTAGGACTTTGAAACATATTTTTAAGTTTGTTTAACATAGCTTCTATTATAGCACCTTTCTTATCTTATTATAATCGGATTCTGACATTTTGTCACCCTGTTTTGTAACATCTTTTGGCAATCCTGTGTTTGTGTATTGTGTATCTTGTGGCACAGTATTGTGCAAATCTGCGGTATACACATCAGCTCTGCGTAGTTTATTCATTATGTAGTTTACTACGGTTGAGATTAAAAAATATGACAGTGCTAGCAAACACACCACAAACAGTACAATAGTTTTTATTACTTTCGCTCCTACTTCATAAAATTTGGTTTGTGAAAATTGCCAAGCAACATTTTCAGCTTGAAACCACATCTCAACAAGTTTTTTCATTATTTGCTTTTACCTGGTCGGTTAGTTCTATAGTCAATTTTACCTTTACGTTTAGACACATGTTTCCTTTTTCTTTTGAGTCTTCTCTGTATTGTAACTACTTTTCTTTCTATCATTTCTGGTGTCTCAGGAAAAGGTATAATTTTTGGATCAACAAAACTGTTAATTTTCCTTTTAAGCCACTCTATGTACTTCATTAAACATCCCATCCATATTTTGGCTTGTATTTCTTTTTTGCATACTGTTTCAATCTAGTTCCAGCTTTTTTATATGATTTCATTGCTCTATTGTCTTCTGCTTTTTGCTTTTTTGCATTTGCTTTGATAAGTTTATCAGCTTTTCCTTTAAGCCCTAACATTATGTTCCTATTGCATTGCCAAACAGATACACATGTACTCTTGCCGCCACATTGTAACCTCTTCTAAATGCTTTTCTTGCCACTTCTCCTGCTGTGTCAGATTGTTCTTCTTCTCTCGCACCCACAGGCATTATCCACACAGGATAGTCAACGCCAGCATCTCTAAATTTTTTCACAGTCATTTCTAGTTCTTCCCACTGTTCATCTTTGTGGCCAACAACAAATTTTAATTGTCCTTTTTTGGATAGCTCATAATATTCTGCAACATTATCAGGCTTGATAGCTTTTTCAGTTTTTTCTCCTGCCACTGTCCACAGTTTAGGACTAACACTAAAAAATACTTCTGTGTTATGACTGCTTACCCAATCTTTAAAGTCTGGTCTCAGTATTTGTGTTCCGTTAGTTTCAAACGTCATCGATTCAGGCAAATTGTTTTGACGTTTGAGCTCGTCATATATTCCAACCACTGCTTGTTGTCCTGTAACCATTAATGGTTCTCCACCAGTAAAACACAAATGTTGTTTTTGTTTAGATGTTGGATGCAAAAATAAACCATCCGGATTATCATCTGTTCTTAAACAATCAATCAGTTTGTGTGCTAACACAGTAGGGGTTTCTTGCCCCATTAAATGTTTATATTTTTTAGACCATGTGTAAGATGAATCACACCCTTTGTCCCAAACTGGTAAATCTTCGACTCGTTTTACTTGTGATACATCATATGATGCATATGGTAATTCCCATGATGATGGATCAGTTGGATTCAGTTGTCCAAATCCATCACATTGTAAATTACATAAAAAGAATCTTAGCCATGCAGTTGGAACGCCAGTATAGTGGCCTTCTCCTTGTATAGAATAAAATATTTCTGAATAATAGTATTTTTTCTCAACCATGTGCTATTAGTATATACTATTTAGAAGATTTGTCTACTTCCCATGGATACACAATCCAACTTGGATCTTTGGATTTATCTATAGTTACAGCAGAATAATCAACGTCAAAACTTGATGGTATATTATCATGTATTACAGCAAAATCAACATCGTTATCATGTTTAGTAAACTGTTCTTTTAGATATTCAAACGTTTTACCAGTATCATTAATGTCGTCGACACACAGGTACTTCATTGGTTTTAGATTCAGTTGTGAAGGCAAAATTTTTGTTTTAACATCTGCATGATCTCTAAATGAACACTTTACACTATACAATGGTATTTTCATTTTATGTGAAAGTATTACAGCAGGAATGAGACCTCCACGTTCTACACCTATAATTGCATCATAATCATATGGCATTGATTCACATTGTATTGATATATCGTTAGTCCAGTCGTGTACTTGTTCCCAAGTAATGTAGATTTTATTTGGTGTATTGTTCATAAGCCCTATTGATTACATTGTTTGTTCGTATAAATGTTGCACACTTGGCCATGTCCTTTAATCTTTTTGCACCTATATAGGTACAAGCACTTCTCACACCACCTAGTATGTCTTGTATTGTTGGTTCGACAGGACCTCTATCTGGCAAAGATATCAATCTTCCTTCGTTACCACGGTATCCACCTTTTGATTTGTTATGCACTTCTCTTGCACGATCCGAACTCATGCCGTAAAATTCTCTTTTTCCATCTACAGCTTTAATTCCTGATTCATCATGCCCAGCCAACATTCCGCCTATCATAACCATATGAGCTCCACCGCCCAATGCCTTTGCTATATCTCCAGGATGTACACAGCCACCGTCTGCCATGATATGTCCACCTACTCCATTAGCCGCATCTGAACATTCTACTATTGCAGAAAACTGCGGAACACCTACACCAGTCATTGTTCTTGTTGTACACACAGAACCTGGCCCTATACCTACTTTGACAATGTCTGCACCATTTAATATTAATTCTTCTGTCATTTCACCAGTTACAACATTTCCAGTCACAATTACTTTGTCAGGATATTCATTTCTTACCATTTTTACAAAATCGACCATGTGTTGATGATATGCATTAGCAACATCAATAGTGATCATTTTAATATCAGGAAAACTTTTGAGAACTGCTTGCATAGTTTTGTAATCTTCAGCTTCAGCATCAAATACTCTTTTAGTACCAGTACACACTGATACACTTTGTAATCTTAAACCATCACCCACAGCCTGTTTCCATTGATCAATAGTGGTAGTTTTTGTAATCACAGTCATCATTTTATATTTTTGCAACACTTTTGCCATTTGAAATGTGCCTACCCCATCCATGTTACTTGCGAATATAGGACAAAAATCTAAAACTTTGTTTGAATTGCGGAAAGAAAACTTGCGTGTCATTTCCACGTCTGCTCTTGATGTTAGCGTGCTTCGTTTTGGCTGTAATAAAACATCCTCAAAATTTAATTTTATTTCTTGACTAATTCTCATATTTTATTCTTTTTCTTCCTTTTCACGTTGTTCACACATATGTTTAACCATACAATATTTTTCCCATATGTCCTGTAGTGCTGGATATTTTTTTCTTAATTTTACATGTGGCCATTCTTCGCCTTCCCATGCAAACTCATCTGCCATATGCACAGTATATCCCGAAGAAGCTGTGTCAAAAACTTCTGGTGCTAAATTTACAGTTGTTGTACCATCTAGATCTGTTTGCCATTCTAATCCTTTTAGATCCATCTGTTCTGCCCATTCAGTTTCGTTTTCTTCCTGTGTTTGTCCTTGCCTCGGCTTTGGCTGTGGCTGACGCAAAGTTAATGTATATTCACCTTTGGGCACTAAGCATGGCCTTTCATAGACAAACAGATATCATAAAATTCTTGTTTAAGTGCAGGGTCTTCACCAAACCCGCCTAACATTACTGCTGTAGTCATATCTGATTCATGTTCACGTACACCTCTGTGTGTCATGCAATGATGTTCTGCTTTTACTACCACTGCCACATGTGGAGTCTTTGCAAACTTTACTAATTCATCAGCAATGTGTGTAGTCATTTCTTCTTGTATTTGTGGACGTTCTGCTATATGATGCACAATTCTATTGAACTTGCTCAAACCAATTACTTCATCCTCTGGAATAATACCTATCCATGCTTTGCCTACAATGTTTTGAAAATGATGGGCACAAGTTGATCTGATTGATATTGGACCTGATGTGTATAAACTTTTGTATCCCATGTTTGGAAAAGCAGTTATCTTTGGTTGTTTTTTAAATCTACCACCAAAAATTTCTTGCACATACATTTTTGCCACTCTTCTTGCTGTGTCTTGTGTGTTGTGATCGTTTTCTGTATCAATCACAAGACTGTCTAACACATTTTGGAATTTTTCTTCAACTTCTTGTTGCAGTTTTTCTAAGTCACCTTCATACATGAACTCAGAAATGTTATCGTTGGAATGAAACCTTCGACCAACACTTTGTATTCTACTTTTGATTATTTCACTAATCTTTTCCATATAGTTTCTCCGATGTTGAGGCAGTGGATTGCCATTGTTATCATTTTAGTATACTTTCTAGGATTGCTTTATACAAGTTATTTCCGTGGAAAAATTTTTCATCTAGTGTTTTTTTCTGTTTGTGCATTGGTGTGATGTATGTGTGATAGTTTTCCATATAGTCTACAATCTTTTCTATTATTTTTGGCTTATATTGTTGATAGGATGTTTGGCTTTTGGTCCACACACTTGGATACTTAAATGTATTATCAAACATTTCAAAATAAGATAATCTGTCTGGAACCATTGGAATAGTTTCCAATATTAATCCTTCATAGCCAGATATGCCTAATGTTTCTTGTAAGTTTGCACTGAATATAAGTTTTGCTTCAGCCAACAAGTTATGATAATCATTTTTGCTCAACTGTTTTTCTTGGCAAACTACAAATTCATATTGTGGCAACGCATCTTTTAGATCATAAAATATTTCAGGCTGTTTTTCTGGCGCAAGTCTGTGCGGAAACAATATGAGATTGCGTTTGGTTGTGTTTTTATAGCTTTCGAGATCTGAATCCATATACTCCATTGGCCATCCTGTTTGGATTGTCTTTGGTTCTTTGTGTAATAAAGTCTCAGGATATAATGCTTCATACAACAGTTTGATATGAAAGTCTGTTGCAAAAAAATTATTATCATAGCATTCAAACATTGAACGTTCAGCATTGCGTACCCAGTTCGCACTACCAATTAGTCTACCCAAAAAGTCCGCAGGATCATAAGAGCCAGCGTGCCATAATCCGCCAATTTTAATATCTACGCCTAACAGCTTGGACATGTATTTTAATTGTATAACAGTTGGGTTCCATGCGTCAGTGTATAAAAAATAATCTCCATTTTTTATTTGGCCACTGCAAAACATTTCGCCTATTTGTTCTAATTGTTTTGACTTGTAAACATTAGTCCCGCCAAAGTTTAAAAAAGCACCCGGAGTTGTTGCCTGCGGAGTATCGCCACCAGATACAGTGATTACTTTTTTTCCAGTGTGTTTTTCAAGCTGTTTTGGCAAATGCTTTTTCCACTGTGCTGTATAGCGTGTTTCTACTGCTTCTATGTCAACAAGGTAAATGGTCATATGCTTTTGTGTATTGAATCCTCTACTAATTTAAATTTCATTGCTAGATAAGTTTTAATTTTTTGATCTTTACATGAAAACACAACTTCGTCACAGCCTGAATCTTCATAGAAAAAATCTTCTCCGTACTTGTATCCTTTTTGTCCTAGATCGTTTGATACAATGCACCCTGCATCGAAATCAGTATAGTTGCCATTCAAGGCTCCTCCTTCAACAGGATAATAAGATGCTCTATCAGTGGTGCTTTTTGAATCTATTATCACAGTGTGTTTAAATTTATAAGGCCCTGGATTCGACATTAATTAAGTGCTTTCTTTTCATATGTACACAAACTACCATTTTCACCATCTTCTGATACTTCAATAGTGATACTGCGATTTGGATATTTGTTTTGTATTTCTTTTGCTAAATCATCTGATATCATTTCACACGATTTATAATCTAATTCAAGTGTGCCTTCATACAATCCTTCCATCCATCTTTTGAATTGTATAAATTCAATATCTCTATCATCATGATATACTTCAATCATAACTTTGAAATGGAAAATGTGTCTGTGTGGGTATCCTAAAAAACTTACATCTTCTAGTTTAGGATCCTGCAGTGCGGCTGGATATTTGTGAATACCTTCTTTGCGAAAAGTTACCCAAATGTTTTTCATAGTGTTTCATCCTTTGTATATTCATTCCATTCTGTAAAATGTTCATCAGTAATCAAATCTCTCACTGACCAACACCATACACCTGGATTGGTTGCTTTAAAATCTTTGTCATCAATTTTCAATACAATATTACCACGCATGTTCATAATGTTTTCTACTGGCAATGCATATACTATTGTAAATTTTTTATTTGTCAAGCATTCTTCGAAGTGTGAAGCATTACTTACTCTTGTGTCAACTGTAACGTAATAATCTAATTTAAGCAGTTTGTCGATGGTATTAAGTAAAGGTTGGCTTTGTTCATACTCAATGTGTTTGAGTGAATGATTTGCACCTAAATAAATGTGTTTACAGTTATGTTGTATTGCTAGTTCTTTAATTTTTTCCACCGCCTGATATCCAACCACAAACAAAGTTTTCAACCCGTATGTTGGTGTTTTTTCAACTTCTGTACCAGTAAAGAAAACTACGTTATCTTTTACTCCATCTGTATAATCACGTTTCATCTTGCTCTAACCATTTTTCTATTTCTTCATACTCCTCATGAGTAAGCATTTCTTTCATTCTTAATTTTATTTTTTTCATTTCTATCAGTTCTGCTTTGTGGTCAAATGATCTGGTAAGTTCACGCTGTGATTCCATTTGTTTTACACGTTTTTTAAGTTTTTTCAGCTCTTGCTTGAATTCTAACAATTTGTCGTCAGTCATTTACACCTCCTCAAATAGATCAGTAAATTTTGTTTGTGCATTAACAATTCTTTTGCCAGTGTTGCCTCTTGTACCAATAATGCTATCCCAATATTTAGAATATTCATTTATTACTGCATTGGCTACATCTCTATCGTCAGTGGCAAATATTGCTTCTACTATATCTCTGAACATAATACGATCAAAGGTTTCATTAATTAACATAGCAGGAATCTTACCTTTTTCATATTGCCTGTTTGCTTCTTGTACTGCGTTTATGTGCATCCAAACATTGTGCCCCATCATAATTGCATATGAAAAAGAATCCCATGATGTCTTTCCTTCTTTACCAACTTTATTTAGATCACCCGGTGCGTAAATGCAAATATCTTTTGCAGTAAGATCTTTTGTAATTGGTGAATCTAAGAAACTTACATGCTTGCCTTCTCTTACAAATGCTTCAGCAAATCTTGTACCATCATTTGCAAAAGATTTGTTATCAATTGACGGCACCATTCTATACACCCATTTGTGTCTATCTTCAGTTTCTAGTTCGCAATAAATCTGTCCATTTGCTGTGGCAAGGAATGGCGATGCACAATCAAATGTGATTGTAAAATTAGGATTATGATATTTTCTTACTGCTCGTTGTATATCTGTCAGCAGTGTTGCCCATTCAAGTTTTGATGTTCCTAAAAAGTGCATGAAATCATGCAAGCCTTTTTCTAACAATCCATCAAATCTTAGTGCAACTAATCTTTTCAACACAAGATGTATGTCACACATGTTTTGCCCACCCATTGACCAACCGTTAAAGTGTGTGCTAGGATATTGTTTAGGATCACAATATTTTTTCATACGTTCGTACCAATCATCTGCATCCGTGTGATTTTCGCCTTGAAGCACATTTAAAAATTTACAACTGCCATTCCTGTTCTTCATAAAATATTCATTGTTGATTTCAGTGGCTTTACAGGCTTCTTCATAGGTCGATATGCCAGTTGCTTGTTGGCCTTTAGGAGAACGAGCCACCCAAGCAGGAATGTCAAGTATCATGCCATAGTCCATCAGTGCATCCATCCATTTCAAAACAAGTTCACGTTTTTTTGATGCTTTAGGACAGTTAGGATCTTTCCAATCACCTTCCCACACACCTTTTCCTATTTGGAAGCCGCCTGAATCTCCTAGCGTCCAAGACGTTGACTTGTCGCGTTGGCGGAACATATCTTCTTTTGGTGAATCTTTAGTTAAATCTAGTTCAGCGTGTCCTGCCGAATACAAACACCACTTATAATTAAACTGTGCTTTTGGATTAAGAAAGTTAAGACTTTCTACACCGTTGACAAAGTTTTTTGGAATACGATTATTATCTACGTATTCCTCTCTTCTTTGTTTACCAACAAATGTCGCATAGAATCCACTAACTGCTGGAAGGAATACAGCATAATCTTTTTGTTCAGCAGTTAGATCTACGTTCATTATTTTGTTTGTGCTGGTAAGATATATTGATATTTTCCTATGCCAGAATCAAGTGTGATTTGTGCCGCTCCATCATCTGAGAAAGACATTTCACATTCATTAGATTCTGCTAGTTTTAGAATTTGTGTTACTTGTGCAACTGGCCATGACCAAGATTTAGACAATGCTCCTTCAATCCCTTTAACAAAAGTAAACTCGCCTGCATGTGATGATGCATCACCAAATTTAAATTTTAGCTCGTCACCATCTGTACTAACTGTAAACACTTGTTCTTCTAGGTTGGCTTGTGCCTGTTGATTCAATCTAAGTATATCTGGCATGGTTGGCTTTATATTGACGTGCCAATTAACACCACGAAACTTTACTGACTTTAGTTTTTCATTTACAATTTCAGAATTCATAAATCTATAATCATTTTTAAAATCTTTTCTTGCATTTTCAAAATGCAAACCAGTTGGCACTACTTCATTGTTACGTTCCTGTGTATTCACTGATATGTTAGCACTATCTTTGTATTCAGGAAGTTTAAGCAGTATGTCTAGCTTGCCTAAATTAGGCATTCCAAATGTGCCTTTCATTTCCGGCACTGGGTTTTTGAATTCAGCTTTTACAACAACTGACTTATCTTCTGCCATAGCATCCATAGTAGTTGCTGTTTCGTCGCCAACAATTTTTACTAGTTCAATAAATCCTAGCGAATGCGTATGTTGTACGACATCTTGTAATATATCTTTCATGCGTGTATCTCCTTAGTCTTTATTATAATTGTAATTAGGTTAAAAGTCAATATTTCTCTATCTTGGTTAGATATTTTTTTTGTGTACTAATTTCACCTGGTTTGGACAAATGGAAAAAAGTGTACATTGAATCAACATGGTACACATTTTCATAATTAAGATCAAATTGGCTTGCAAAGTCCTTGATTATTTCAGTACTACAGTATGTTCTTTGTTTACCAACAACTGATTTCCACTCATCTTCGTTATCTGCATCGGTAATATGTAACAATGCCTCTCCACCTGGTCTTAGTATTTTGCTCAGGTGTTGTATATAATTTCTAACTTGTTCAATTGAAAGATATGGAAAGTAATCAATGCTAAATGTAAATTTAATTTGGTTATGTGGTACATCATAATCATCTATAATGCCTTCATGATTTAATCTTTTTACTCTAAACATTTGTGGATTACTTGATGGTATCTTGTTTAACTTCCTCTTTACGTGTGCTAACATTTGATCTAGTGTAAAATTGTTTGTACAAACATAAACTAACGTAGACTTCAAACAGTGTTCTGTGTAATTAGGTCTTGTTGGTAATAATAAACACCATGGATATTTCCAATCACTTTGTTTTTGCATCCAATCTTTAATAAAGTTTTGTACAGGAAAAGAATGTTCTATGTTGAGATTTGCAAAAAATTTTTCATCAAACCCAAAAACAACTTGTGCTTTGCCCATGTCGGCTGATGTAAGTTTATGATATTCATCCATTTCATGAATATTTTTTTTTAGACTGTTGAGTGTGTTTTGTAATTCATCAGATATTTCTTTAAAGCCTTCTATGTTTGCTTGTTCTAATATTTGAATAGCTTTTTTAATTTGGTGACGTGAAACCATTACGCAAATAATTTATCAAATGTATTGTCAGCTTCGGAGTTTCCTATGTCCCATTCCAACACACCTATTAAATTGTCTAGTTTTTTATTAATTAAAGTGGCTTCCATTTCTGAATCGTCAAATGGCAGTTCTTTGAACCATTCTGGTATGCGTAGTTCATCAGTTGGAATTGCAATAGAAGTATAGCCCATTGGATTAGGCTTTAATTTGCACACAATACATTTTTGTCCATCCATAATGTCCATTGAGTATCTGTCATTGTAAACTTTTTTCAGTGTGTTCCAATTGATTGCCGCTCTGACGTGTCCAGGCATGTTTACTTTTCCTTTGCGTTTCTCACGCGAATGGTATTCAGTAAGTTTATTGACACGTCTTGGAGAACCTTTTTCCCAGCCTGGTCTCTTTTTAAATTCAAGTCGGAAGTCTGCTATAAAATTCATAATATCTTCTTCTGGTGCGCCAGTCAGCACTTTGTCTAATACGTCTGATAGGAAATTTTGAATATAACCAGGAGTATCTGAACGCTTTAAATCTAACCCCATGGCTTTAATTTTATCAACTTTTTCACCTTCGAGATCATATATTTTGATAGCATATCTTTTTTTAGTAATAAACAATCCTTTGGATCCAATGATTTCTCTACCACCTGCAATAATTTTACCATATGTTGGCGGACAGTTGAATGCTTGTCGCATATATGTTGGAAATGATTTGTTTACTTCTTCAGCAACTGAATCATATAATTGCACTACTGAATCTTTGTTCCATGGAATCTTACCAGCATCGATTTCTGTTTTAAGTGACTCATATGCAGAAAAATAAACTGAATCTGTATCACCATAAATTATAGATGGTCCTTTGTAATCATACTCGCCAGTAATAATTTCATTTGTTTTTGCTCCCATGTGTTTTGTAATACATCTACCTGTAAGTGTAGTGCTTTGCCCTATACGTATGTCAAAAAATCTACAGCCTGGATTTAGTATTGCTCCATACAGCGAATTCAAATTAATCTTTTTTACTAATTGTCTTTTGGCCCAAAATTCCTGTTCTGTTTTGTTTCCAGCGGCAATGGCTTGCCTCATTTTTGCTTGCAGTTCTTTACGTTCAGCATACCAACGTTCTAGCAAGCCTGGAATAACACCTGCAAATTCATGTGTAAAAATAGTGCCATTCGCACTTAAAAACCATGGTTGATCATTGTTGAATATTAATTCATACACTTCTGCGGCACTGAGTATATTTGATTCACCAGTTTCCCAATCTATTGTAATGCTTTTTGCTCTGTCTTTTCGCATTACAGCTTGATACTCTAGTGTGCCAAACTCACCTTCCCATGCTCCTGCAAAGGAAATTTTTTGATTCATTTTTGCTTCTATCTGTGCATCAGTTTCTATTGGTCGGAGCTGTCCTACAATAGTTTCGTTAGCCATGTTCAATGCTCTAATAACTGATGGATACAGCGAATTGATATCAATTGACCCAATCCAGTCATGCAAGCCTTTTTTTGGATATGCAACATAGGCACCAGCCGCCGGATCTGACCCAGGCTCACGCCTTACTCTATCAGGAACAACCATACCACGTCTGTGTGCTTCATTAATAATAGCTTGTTCAGTCACTGCTACTGCCCCCATTGTAGTTTGTATTAACACAGTGTTTTGATGAGCTAGTTCATTTGATAGTGCGATGAATTTTAATTTGGCATCAAGTCTGCCAAGCAGTGCAACGTCTTGCCTGTTGTATTCTATAAACTTAACAAAGTCTTTGTTATACAGTGTATCAAGTGTGCCTTCATAAGGAGTTTTTTGTTCTCCTAGTTCATGCTTTGAAATAAAGTCAAGTGCGTATGAATGTCTTTCTTCATAGGTGTATTTTCGATATAATTGCATGTAGTCTAAATGCACACGACCAATTATGTCATATGTAACTTCTTCGTTGCCAAATCTCTCAAAAGTTCTTTTGCGAGGCATAGTATTCCACAAGCACAAGCGCCTTGTGTCATCTTTGCTTAATACTTTTTGTATCCTATTCACGGTGTATGGAATATCATAGCCTTCTGAATTCCAACCACTGATTACGTCAGCATCATCAAGTATGTCAATAAATTTATCCAGCATGTCTGCTTCGTTGGCACACAACATTGTATTATCAAATTGTTGCTCTATAATTTCTGGATTAGGAAAATCTTTTGGTGGAATAGCCAACGTTATTAGTTGATCCAGCCATTGCAAATACACAGTGACTGATATAATCGGCATGAATGGATCTGAAGGTTTTGAAAATCCTCTTGCAGGATCAAAGTCAACTTCAATGTCAAAAAATGCCACATGCAGTTCCGGAGCATCTTTGTTAAGATAGTTTTCCTCTAAACATCTAAATATTGGGTTGATGTCAGTTTCATATGTTTTCTTTTCTGAATGATACGCTAATTCACGTTTGAATTCTTTGTTTTGTTTGGTAGCAATTCTTGAAACTGGATTACCATATATGCTTTTGTACTTGCCTTTTGGGTCATCATAATAAGCAATCCATCTAGCAGGATATTCAGTAAAACGTCTTTTGCCTTCTACACGTTCTACTACAGATATTTTGTCTGCTTCTCTGTCAAATAATGCGTCAACGTAACTCATTTAATGTAATCCATAATCAAAACAAATAATGCAATAGCGTTCATTAATGTAAACCAACTGCACAAAAATATCACCATTCCTGCTCGTCGTATCCATGAACTAATTATACCCAATGCTGATCCAATCATATACAATGGCACAAACAGCCATGTTGCTGGATCAAGTATTGTGTATGTAATAATAAAACTTGCTCCTATTAGAAGCACAGTTTCTATTGCTTCACACCAAAAGGCAAATGGACTTTGCACATAAGATTCACTAAAGAATTTTTTGATTACTTGCACTATGATGTTTTCTTAACTACTTCTAAAATGTGTTCAAGATCCTCAAACTCTTGTCGTTCAGCTGACAATGATTCTTTGTATGCCACGTTCACTACTTTTGACAGCAACGCAGGCTTTAGTTCCATTTCATCAGCAATAGCTTTGATAGTTTCTCGTAATCCTGTATTCAAATCAGCAACTTCTTGCTTCACTTGTATTCCACTGTTTACAAGATGTTTTAGTTTTGTTATTTCTTCTTGATTAAAAACTTTTTCCATAATAATCTCCTGTTGTGTTATTATAACAGGATTTGTTTTTTTTGCAAGTGTTCAATCACACGCTCAGCGATTATTTTGTGTCCTTTCTTAGTTGGGTGCCCACATGGTGTATTTCCTACACCATCAACTACTTCGAGTATTGATGTTGGTAACCAATTTTCAGGATCAAAATTCCTAGTGCGTTTTCTTTCTTCTGGAAAGGCACACCATTGAAAATGTGGTATTTGATTTTTCAACAATTTGTCTACAATCCATGTTTTATCTACCCAGTCTTGAAATTGCACATCTGTATTCATATCTTTGTACCATTGCTCAATAAACTTCCCAGGAAATGAGTTTCCATTGGGTTGCATTTGATAAACTATTTCGCCATGATGCACTTCTGAACGATTCCAATGACTCCATGTCACAATTATTGCGTCTACGTCTGCATTCTTTCTCATATAATTCACAAGGTTTCGTAATATGGCATGATTTGACCCGCCTGCCACAAATTGATTGTCTGCTTTCATATAAAAATGTTTTGCAACTAAGTTAGGCCAAATGTCTGGATCATCTGTTCTAAATGGAGTGCCTTGCGTGAAAGAGTCTCCAAAAAAAGCTATGGTCATTACTGTTTTATTTTAAATGTTTTATTGTCTTTGTCAATAGCTTCTTTATCAAACCAACGTTTCGCTGGTCTGTGTTTATTAAGTTTAAGTCCCCTAGCACCAGGACTTTGAGGTTTAACTGTTTGCTGTGCTACCGGTATGTCCATGATTTCTGAGATTTTCATACAAGTATTTACTTGTCATCTGATTTAAAGCCTTCGTCATAATTAAACTGTTCTGGCTTTTCTTGTTCAAACTGTGTAAAATACGAGTCATCTGTGATGGATTCTTCTCTGGTGTTTTCAACTGTGTAGAAGTTTTGATCAATAAGGTAACCTGGATTGCTTTGTAATCTTTCTTCCATAAATGCGTCATCATACCAAACAATTCTGTTGTTCGGATAACAAAAGAATGTGCCTTCATCCATTCTAAACATATGTCCGCATTTGTGTTCTGGGTCTTCTGAGAAATTTGTATCTAGTATGGCACCTTTATCTTCCCAACCCCAGTCCACTGTGAACATGTATGTTCCTTTGCGTTTAACACCTTTCCAGTCAATAAGTTCTGCTCTACAGTTTGCAAGTCTATTTCTTCTTTGTACATTTACGTATGGCGAAAAACAATCCCAATACATGTGTACATTTAATGGATGTTTTGGTGCATCTTTTTTCCAAACTAATGAATGGATTGGTCTACGTGTCCAATTGACTCCATTTGGTAACAGCACTTCGAATAACAATGCTCTGCGTTCTAAAGATGCTATACAGTGTACATCACAAAATGAAAATGTATCATGCCCTTTGGTATGGTTATATAGATATTCATTTCTGATGTAAGCTGAAAAAGGTGGAATATTATGGTTTAAGTATGCCATCTACACTGCTACTTATTAAAATTTCTTAATCTCCATTTACAACTTGATTCATCTGCTTTATGCGATCACTTGCATAATGATCAAACCATCTAGGCGCCAACCCGTGTATTAGTAAAGCCAACATAGCTGTAAAACACGCCCATGCTAATGCCCAAGCAAATTTGAGATGTTGCCAAGCAGTCATATTGTTTTCTTCTAAATGTGCTTTACACTTTTTAGATATCATTATTTTTTAGGCTTGTTGCTTACGTTGATTGCTTTGCCTTTTCTATTAGGATTTTTGTCTTTTGATCTTTTTCTACGCACTGCGGCCGCAATGGCTTTTTTGCCTCCACTTGCACGTAATGAAGCCGCTCTGGCTTTGGATAAGCATTTTGGTTTGCCTTCGCCTGGTTTACGATCACCACATTTACCTATGCGTTCGCCTTTGGCATTGTAACGATCCCAACCTCCTCCACCAGCTCCACCTTTTTTGCCTTTGCCGAACCAAGCTCTTAGTCCAGAATGGTTTGCTTCGTCCACCTGGTCATGTGTAGCACATGAATCTAATAGATCGTAATATTCATAAAAGAAGTTAATTGCTTTTGTTTCATCTGCAGTTTCATACACTACATCTTCAAACTTGTCTATGATTGCGTATCTGTTTTCATTTTTGACACAGTTTGGAACACGTTTGCCAAACATTTTTTTGAAACCTTTGCGTTTATACCCTTTCCAACAACGTGTGCCTTCAGTCATCTGTGACTTCACTATCTCACTCTTAACTTTTTTTGGAACTTCTTCTTCATACTCTTCATCTTTAAATTTGTAAACTGTAACATTTGGTCTTTGACCTGGCATGCCTTGCATAGGTTCTTGTGGGATTGATATATCAGTCTGACCTTTTTGGAGTAAGGTATCTAAACCTAAACTTGCCACTTCCTTGTCAGTTGCTGGCACTACCTTAATAAAGTTAGCTGGATCGTCTTTTGACTTTCCAGTTATCGATCCACTTCTCTTAAAAGTTGTTTTAACATATTTTCCTGTTGGCATTTTTACAAAGGCAATGTTAGATGCAAATGTGTCTAGTTCGGACAATTTTTGTATTTCTGCAAGTTTCATTTCTTTTTGCCGCCTGTTCCCCAGTTCTTGGCACCTTTTTTGCGGCACTGAACTAGAGCACCAGAGGCATAAGCACTAGGCCAAACTTTGTATCTTGATTTTACTTTATAGTAGCAGGCGTCTTTTTTCTCTGCTAGTCTTTCAAACTCTTCTTCTGTGATACCTGTGATTTCGTTGACTTTCATACATTACCAATTTCTACAAGACCAGTATCTTGCTTTTGTTTTTGGTCCTGGATTATCACAGTTGTGTCTTGCTCTGAATGAGCGTCTTCTTGCTGGATTAGATTTTCTAATTCTCATGGTTGGTCTTTTTGCTGAAGTACCACCATGTCCAAAATTTACTTTTTTGACATTGCCTGTTTTTGGGTCTTTGACATATACTTTGAATTTTTTTACATCTCCACGCATTGGCTTGTTGAGTGGAACTTTTCTACCTCGATATTCTGCCTCCCAAACTTCTTCTTCTGGAAACCCCAGTATACCAAATACGTCATTAAATTCTTCGTGATCTTCTACAGTAATTTCGTCCTCTATTGGAAAGTCAACATATTCAACTGCTTGAAAAAATTCATCTAGTTTCATGCTGAGCTGATCCTGTCATCATAGTCCATACCCATTTCGTATGGCACAAACATTGTTTTACCCATTCTTTTACCACTGCCTTCGTCTTTTTCTACTTTGACATGATATCCTAATGCTCCTGGCTGTGATTGAGATTCGGCATCAACTTTTGTTACTGTGCCTATGATAAATCTATCTGGTCTGCCTGGCATTGGTTCAAAATCGTATGCTTTGATTTTGTCACCTTCTTTGTATTTGCCTTGAAACTTTAATGCTTCATCTACATTATCGCAATCGCATCCTTCTTCACCTTCACATGCACAATCGCTTACAGTTTCCATTTGGTCTGCTTCATCGTAATATTCTTTTGCTTTTTGTACTTCTCTATCAAAACTTAAACCTGTTATTTCAGCAAAGTGAATAGCATCAGCAAGTAAGTCAGCAAGTGAATCAATTCTATTTGCTCTCATTATTTTATCGATTGCAATAGCTTTTGATTTGTTTGGTACTGCTTCAAAAATGCCTTCTTTCATTTTCTTTTTCTTTTTCATCTTGTGCATTGATTCATCAATAGAAAGATCGGCTAATATTTCTTGTGCATCTTCAAAGTCTTGTTTTTCTTTGTCAGACAATCCTGATGTTTTTTCTTTTTTTGCAAGATTTCTTATAAATGCTCTTGCTTTGTCTGGATCAAAATCAAACATTGCTTTAAGTCTTGCTACGTTGTTTTCACCAATTACTTCTTCGTCTTCGTCTTTCATTTTCTTTTTGTCTTTTTTGAAATGTGGCTCTTTTGCATCTTTTGGTTTTGCTGTAGTTGTAACACCAATTTTAGAATCACGATTTTTGTATTTGTCTCTAGCCCCTAGCCCAATTTGTCCTAATGAATATTCACCTAGTAATGCTTGCACTAACTTTGATTCTGCAAATTTTGGATTGGCTGATGCTAGTGCTGTTAGATATGTTCTTGGTTGAACTCCTCTTGATCTTGCCGCATCTGAAATCATTTTTTCAAAATCTAATAATTTAACTTTTGCTTCCATTTTTGATGCTGGTTTCTTGGCTTTTTTCTGTTTTTTCATTTCGTCTATATTGTTAAAAAGGTCTGTTAAGAAGTTCATGCAAATATTTATTACAACTTAAAAGTTGTGCTTTGTTTTGATTTTAATAAAAATCTATTATTACAAGTAAAGGTACCTTTTCCTGTGTTTTGTACCATGCAATCATCTGATTCTGAGTCACTTGCATAATGGAAAGTAAGTTTATTTTTGTTAAATTTTAAAGTTTGATCCAAAAATATTTCATTATTAATGAATACTCTAACAGAAGTAGACTGATCACCATTAACAACAATGCTGGCTGTTTTTAACATTATCTACGTATTAGTGCAGGTCCACCAAATATTGATGTGCCTTTCATATCAAGTGCATTGTCAGTGGGTTTTTGCTTCTTTATTTTAGGTACTCTTGGAGCTTTTTTGCCTGATCTGCCAGGCTTGCCTGTAAAAGATTTTTTAGTCCTATCTTTGCCAATAGCAATGTGTGGCGAAGCTACAGTGGCAATGTTTGCTGATGATGTTGCTCCCGCTGTTGCTTGCTCTTTGATGATGTCTGATATTTTCATACAAGTATTTACTAGTACACTGTTACGTTTTGAATTCCTAACATCATGTTTATGCATGTCAAATAATCTACTACTGATGTTATTTTCCTATAAAAAAACACATCTGACATAGGCAGGGTTTTTTTGCCTATGGTTAGATATTGCCATCTTTCTGATGATGACATGCTGGTGGAACAGTTAACATGAATATAAGGATCTTGCCTAAATGATATGTACAAATTTCTACGTGGATGTACATTACCAGGCACATGATAGCACACAAACCAACTGTTTGGCACATATTCAAAATTTTTGTTACTCATTTTAATAAAGGTTTTTACTGAGATATCATTCAACTGTAAGGTAGTAAAGGTTTCAGCATTCACTTGTTGTAGGTCAATTTTAAATTCAGATTTTCCAGTGTCTTCACCTGCACCTAGCCATGATATTCCTTGTGATAGTAACCATCGATGATCTGCATCGTCAGTGGTAGGAGTCACTGCTGGCATAAATGCTGTTACACCTACGTATTTTTTCCTATAGTATGGCTGTCGTCTCCATATGCAAAATGGTGTTGCATGGAAATTTTCGTCATGATGTGTGTATTGCACTGTAAGTTTAATATCATTGGTTACTGGCTCATGTTCTCCTGCCACCACAGGCACGTGTAAAAAATGTCCACTTGCGTCTAGTTCATAAAACTTATCATTATTAATACACCTCACAGTGTAGGATTGGCATGCTTTGGGCATGATATAGGCAATAAATTGATTGTATGGTCCTGATGCGTCCATTAAAAATATTTGTCTTTCATTGCCCAATGGTGCCATACATCTTCATACTTGTTATGCATTCTTCCATCATATGTTTCATTGTTGCTGTCTAACCAAGCATTGTGTATATCTGATACTGTTGATTTGTCAAGTGATATTTTCAGTAGTTTTGCAATGTGCATGATTCTTTTAACAAATATTTTCCTATTATCAAAAAATTCATAAAACTTTAACGCCATATGTGGAACGCCTTGTCTTTGAATATAAAAAAGCATTTCATTGTGATAGTTCATATGCAGATGCATTATATTATCATTCATAACAGATTGATGTATAAATTTATGCCTCCACTTTATTAATTTCTTACTTTCTATATCACCACAATCAATATACACAATTTGATCGAGCTTGTGTAGGTCTTTAAACCGTACTTGGAAAGATGGTACTATGCCTATTTTTTCATGCAATCCAAACTTATATTCACGCAAGACCCATGGGTCTTTATTTGTTTTGTATAGGTCAGTGTAGTGTTCACCTTTATCATTGAATGCTGTGGAAAAAATTTGTGCAATCAGATTGCCACCACTCAATGGCATGTACACAATGTTGCACAGTCTTGAGCCATTTAATTTTCCTTTGTCTGAATCCAATTGCTTGATATACGCCATGTTACTAATAGTTATTCAGTTTCATCTACACCACCGAATCGGTTGGTCATGTTTGGCCATTTATCCTCAAACCAATCAGGTGGTCTTTGCTTTTTGTATTTCCATTGTGTTTGATGTGCTTTACGCCATGCATTGTATATGTTTTTAATAGTAGACTTGGATACATTAAGATTTAATTTATCTGCTAGTCTTTGCATAGTATTAATAAAATCCGCTTCCACAAAAAAATCTCTGAATGCAAGTTTGTGTAGTAAGCAGTTTTGGCTTTCCAAATAGTGTTCTAGCTCTGTATGGTAATTCATTTCAAATTCTAAAGACCAATTATCTTCTGCTGACGTTGTTGTGCGAACAACTTTGCTTCTGTGGTGTATTCCTTTGCGTGAATGTTCATCAGCAACTGATATCAGTACTAGGTTTGGTCTTTTTTTGCAATAATCTTCAAATGTAAAATTTCGATTTTCAAGTTGATCAGCAAAAGTTGGCTGTGTGTGTATTGATGGATGCAATTTGAAGCCAAGTTGCTCACGCTGAATCCATGGCACATCTTGTTTATATGCTTTTACTACATCTGCTTCGTTATTGTAAAAATGTGTGCTTAGTATTTGAGCTATTAAATTGCCGCCTGATAAAGGTGTGAAAATAATCGTACACAATCGATCCATGTGAATACTTACTTTTTCTTAGCACGACCACGTTTCATGTTGAGATTCCATTGAGCCATTCTTTTGCGTTCGCCTGTTCCTGTTTTTGCAATTTTTTTCAGCTGTGCAATAGACATTTTTTGACTAACACCAACACGTTTAGATAATCCTTTGCGTCCTGGTTTTTTACCGTCTGCAAAACTTTCAACAAACTCTGATAATCTCATTTCTTCTTTGCCTTTGTTTTCTTTTTCATTGTGTTAATATATTTTCTATAAATTGAAGCAGGTCCTGTTTTGCCAGCCGCTTTTGCTCTTTGTTCCATAGCCACTGCCGCTTGTATTTTGTGTGCATGTGATCTACCTGATTTTCTAATTTTAGTGATACTAGCCCTTGCAGTCGCATCATCTTTGAATCCTAGACCGTGAATAGTGCCTTTAGGATCTTCATCAGTGTACAAGTCTGAATGTTTTTTTGACTTTGCTGGCTGTCCTTTTTTGCGTGGGATACGTTTGCCTTCTAAAATAATATCTGCTATTTTCATTTTTTGGTCCTTTTTAATTTTTTATTGACTGGTCCGGTTAGGTATGGTCTTGAAAACCATAGTTTGAACCAAGCTGGATCACCTGGACGTAGACCCAATTCACGTTCTTTTTTGCGTTTTTCTGTGCCAGTGATAGACATGTTTTCTTTGGGTTGTTGATCATAAACCCCTACACCAGCTAATTTTTTAAGTTCTTCTAAGGTCATGTTGTTCCATATATTTAATCAAATAGTCGGCCCAACGTCTATGCCCTGCAACTGTAGGATGGTAGTCTTTTTCGCTTACATAGGTCTTGTTGTCTTGGCAGTATTCAAAGTGACTATAATTCATCTTAAAAAAGTATTTTTCGTCTATTAGACTGCGGAGTAAATTACAATCATTTGAATCAGTAATTTTGTTTGGTAAGCCAAAATACATTAGATATTTGATATTGTTCATTTTAAAGTAGTTTTGTAAATCAACTATATGATTCAATACTGTTACAGATTCGTGTTCTACATCATCAAATCCTGGCATCACGTTTAAAATATTTCTAGTATGATATGTTCTCCAAGTAGAACTAAATTCTTTTATTTTTTTGAATCCATCGTTTGTAACATAGTCTACACGCCCAGCCTGGGTCCATTCAATCAGAGCAACTGTATCCTTTTTACGTTGCGGATATGTTTCAAACCATAATTTGGTAGTGGTGTTGATTCTGTGATTGCCTCGACCACCACGTGCAAAGTTGTTAAGTTTAAATCGAAAATAGTTGGCAACCATTTTGCCGGTAAACGTAGCAATTCGACCTTTGTCATTTGGGGTGTTAAAAGAGCACCCATTTACAAAAAGTTGTTCAAGCATAGTGTTATGCTTAATTTATTACTCTTGGCTTTCTTTGACCTCGTGGATTGACATGTTTAGATTATAAGTTTTGCCATTCCATTTATATTGTACGTCTGCAGAATTCATGCCAGTGCCTGTGCTTTCAACTTCTGCTCCTGCTTCTGCAAGACCACTTTCCATAACTTTTGTTAGATTAGCAACATGGTCAGCTGTTTCTTCAGCTAATTTGGCAAACTCATCTTCTTTGTCTTTGAGTGCGTCCATTATTTTGCTGTACTGTTCAGCATCAGTTTTTAATGACAATGAATCTATATTGTCTGCAAGTCTTCTTAATTCAGCGCCTTCTTTACTCATTGCGTAACATTTCACAACCGCCAAATTCAGTTGTTACTTCTCCAAACATTTCTTCGCCTAAATCTTCGTACATTGACTTGATTGAATCAACTGCTAACACATGATCTTCAAAAAAGTTTTTGCCTGATAGATCTAAAACATTAAGTTTATGGTTTACAGGATATGTACCATTGCCGTCTCTTGAAAGATAAGGCACATTACCAGCACCAATTTGCCCAACAATTTTGCCTTCTTTTACAAGATATGCTACTGTGTAGTTTGTGGTATCACCTTCCCATGCTCCATCTTCTGCAACAAGACCACCTTCTGGTTTTGTTACTACTTCTGCAATTACAAATTTTGCACCATCATACAGTGATTCGTCTGCAATAATTCTAGCTGACGCTGTAAGTCCTAGTGCATCTTGAGCCCCACCAACAAGCATTAGTTCATATTGTTTGTTGAGCTCTTCGATCATTCTATCTGTATCTGAAATAGATTCATCTTTTTTCTTTTCTTTGTCTTTAGCCGCTTTTTTCATAGGTTCTTTTTTGTCGCCATCTTTGTCTAAATCTAAAAAGTCAGGCTTAGCATGCTTAGCCTCATCAACGTCTTCATCGTCTTTTGAATCGCCTTGTTTTTTCTTAATAGCGTCTTGTAAACCTTTTGGTAATTTTTTTTGAGCCGCTGTTAGTTCTTCGTCAAGCTCTTCGCCTTCTGGTAACGGATTGTCACCTCTTGAAGCCGCTGATGGACCCATTTTTGAATTAGGAACTTTGTTTCTTTTGAGTTCAAAATCATCTTTATCTAAGTATGCTTCGTCTTTGTCATTTGCATACATTTCAGTTTCTGGCTCAGCATCTACTGGTCCTTCCATATCACTTTTTGGTGCTTCAGGCTCATCTCCCATCGGCGCCATTGGTGCTTCAGGTTCAGGCATTGAGGGTTGCTGTCCTTGAATGTTCATTTGGCTTGGATCTAGTCCTGCATTTTTAAGTATAGTCATGAGTGCAATGGAATCTTCCAATGTATCTGTAGTGATACTAATACCCTCATTTAGTTTCTTTTTGTCTGACATTGTTGATTCTCCTATTTGCGATTTGTCATCTTTCATTGCCAATTTTGTTGCTGTTGCATACATTACTGCATCAGCGTCTTTGCCGTAACGTTTACGGAAACCTGCTTTGTCTTTTTTCATTGATTTTACAATTTTTTCTTTTTTGTCTGTTTCAGCTTTTGTCATTTCTCTTCCTGTTGAACTGTGTTCCCCACCATGCTTTTCAGTCATTTCATCTGAGTCTTCAACATCGTTGGTAAGATAATTTTTTACAGCTTCTACATCACTCTGTGCCACTGCTAGTTTATTAGTAAGCCACGTATCAAGATTGCCAGTGCCATCCATCTCTTTGAATTTTGCATGTAGCGCCATCAAATCTTTGATCATGACAACTGTTTTACGTTGCATTGAGTCTACATCAGTGTGACCATCTTCGCCGAGTGCATCTTTCATTTCTTCTTTTGACTTGCCATGTTTCTTTTTGAACTCAGCATCTGATAATTCTTTCATGTCTAATGCTATATCTGACATTTTGCCTTCTTCTACACCTTCTCTTTGCAATCTGTTGTAATAAGTTTCTGGCTTGCTAACCAAATTTATAGCATCATATTTTTGATATAGATCTGCTAAAAAATCTGATTCGTGTGACATAACGTGTATATTTATGATAGCAGGTTATGATAACAAGCCAATTTGTGGGTAAGGATTGTTGGCTGGGTCAGTTGTAGCCAGTGGATATGCTGTGTTTACATCCAATGATAGTCCACTTTTGGTTAAGTCACTAACATTTTTTGCAAATGTATAAGTTTTTTGTCCAAGATCAATAAACAGTATACCTTTTAAATCACCTTTTGCTCTTTTAGTAGCAAGATAGTATTGTATATTCATTTTGCCATACAGCAGTCTTGCACTGTCACTGTCTTTGACTAGTGCATTAGTAATACGTTCAACACCTTTCACACCAGGAAAAACATTGCTCAGTACGGCTGTGACATCATTAAGTATTTGTTTTTTTCGAGATGTTTGCACTAGTTTGGCTAATTGAGCAAGATTCATACCTTGATTTGATCTCATTTTGAGTCCTTGTTGTTCTAGTGCTTGTATATCTTTTGCATATTTTTTTAGAAACTTATCAACTAGTCCAGGGTATTGTGATGATACCGAAACATTCCTATCTGTAAATCTAGCATTTTTTACACGCTTTGCTTTTAGTTCAACTGGTGATCCATCTATAATCAAATCACCTGATCCAGCTCCTGCCCCAATGCCTGATATGCCTTTGCTTAATACTGCGAGTGTAAATTCGCCAGGCCCAATACCTTGTGCAATTACATCATTGAAATCATCAACAAGTTCGGTCATCGCAGGGTTCTTGCCATATCCTACAAATATGTCACTCATTTTGTGTACACCGCCTGAAGTTAAAACTTTTTTATTAACAATTTTGTCTGCGTTCCACAGTTTGAACAGTTTTTCTCTACCCTGTGAATCGAAGTCCACAGTGGAAACCATTTTTGCGATTTTTTTCACAGCTCTTTGCACATCATTATCGTCAATCTGTTCTACTCGCGAAAGCAAAGACTGTACTCTACCACCTACCCCAACATCGTTCAGTAATTGCGTAATCCTATCGATTACAGCTACACTTTCAGAATCTGTGCCTATGCTTTGTATCTTTTGGATTAGCTCTTTCTTTTGTAGCTTCAGTTGTTCTGGCTTAATTTTAAATTCATACAGTCGCATATGTGTATTTACTCAGCTAGTTCTTCATTAACAACATCTAATAAATTGTTTGTATCAAAGCTCCAATTGACTCCATATGACAATAAACAGGTGAATTGGGTATCTCTCAATGTCATATAAAAGACGCCTCTGTTGTTGTCTTTGTTGTACCAAAACGACATAGTGCCTAATATATCATTTGTAATGATACCATTTCGTCTTACTTCAGCAGAACCTTGATATTGCATACCCATTTGTTCTTTTGTCAATAATAACATATCTAAACTGTTGCCACAGTATAGGGGTAGTGGTACTGCTGTTAACATACCAGGTGGATAACCAATTGGTGGCTCTTCTGCTTGTGCTTTGTGTGAGGCACCCAACATTATCAAACAGAATATTGTTAGTGCTATTATGCCAATTAGTTGTATTTTGTTCCAATCCATGTTTTTATACTACTTAAAACAGTAACAAACTAGATTGCTGTAACGTGAGTTGCGCCACGTCCTTTACCAATTCTAGCTATCTTTGACATGGCCATCACTGCCTTTTGAAAGTACCCTTCTGGTTTGCCTGCATCGATAAATGCGCCACCGCCTGCTCGTCTATCTACTTGGTCAGGTTGTGCTGGTGATTGTTTACCTATTGACTGTTTTAAAAATTGTGTTGCTTTGGCAATGAATTCATCTATTGGTATGGTGTCTTCTGTGTCATAGCCTAGTGTGTCCATTACTTCACGCATGTTGGCATTGGATAGACTTAGATCTTCTTCTGGATCATAGTCGGGATTTGGCTTAGGATCTTTGTCATAGGGCCAATCTCTTTTGTAAAAATCAGGCTCATATTTTGGTTGATCGCCTGTCACTGGGTAGTAATAGCCCTTTTCTTTGTCAAACTTCCTTGCAGAAAACGACATACTTTCTATTATAAAATCACTTGCCTTCATTACTAAGCGCCTTTTCAAGTTGTTGTATTGTTGTATTTACACTTCCAGTTTTATGCTGGATACCTATTCCGCCAGCTTCTGTCCATTTTCTAATGTTTACTCCAAAGTCGTCAATCAGTATGTTTCTAGTACCATCACGCTGAACAGCGTATTTGCCTTTGTTTCCAGTTGCTGGCATGATAATTGTGTCTCTAGGACGAAGTGGCAAATTGTTGATCCATTGCTTTTTTTGTATTACAGCATTTGAATCTTCAGTGCCAGGTGCTTTAGACAAAACTATGTAGTCACCTTTAAAAAGGTCTGCGATACTGGACATTAATTTTGGCACATCTGGTAATACTTTCAAATTGATCCAAAAATCTTCCGAGTTAGCAATGCGTCTTAACACTTTACTAATTGTAGTTTTGTCTGCATCACTCCAATGTTTTACCCCAGCCATTTTATTAAATGGTCCGTAAAAGTCTGCTAACACACCATCCATATCTACATATAATATCGGTTTGGATTGTTCTAGTTCAATTAGGTTCATAGTTTGTACAATTTTAATTTTTTAAGTTGTCTTTTTATTTCGCCTGGCTTAACATCTTTTGTCGTATTTTGTTTTGTAATGATGCCAACCCCAGCCGCCTCTGATTTTTTTAATAAAGTGTTTTTAATGTTGTTTATATCTGCTTCAACTTGTGTGAGATTATCTAGTATGTCTTTTGGAACTGCTCTGCCATCACCAAATTTCATTTTGAGTACGTCTAATGTTCCTTGCATATCTTTTACCTGTTGTATCACATAGCGATTATCAAAGTCGTTTAATTCTTTAATAGGTTTGTTTGGTCTTTTCACTACAGGCTTATTTTCTTTTATGTTCATACCTTGTCTTACACTCCTAAATAGCATTTCTTTAGTTTTGTCACCACCTGCAACAATTTTTTTGAAACTGTTGAAATCATTTTTTAATGCAAATTCTCTAGCCATCGAAGCTGACGCTCCTGCTACGCCATCAGCATCTGGATCTCTTTGGCCTGCTGATTGCACGTTGATTGAATCAAATTTGTATTCTTTGTTGTTGTATTTTTTTAACAGTGTTTCAAAAGATTTTGCTCTGTCTGATCCTGCTACCATTGTTACATCTGTATATCCTTCATTCTGTAATGACTTCATTACATCAATAATTGTTTTGATACTTGCATCTTTTACAATGGATTTGCCATGTTCTGGAAATTGTTGTGATAAAAAATTTAATTTAGTTTTGTATTCTAACGGGTTTTTCTTGCTGTCTTGAGTTTGTGATGCAAAAATTTTGTAATTGCTGTTACTGGCTAAAGTGTCAAGTAGTTTACCATGTCCGATTGTTGGTGGATTGAAACGTCCAAATACAAAAGCTACCTCTTTACTGTTGACTTCCTGGAGTTTCATTTTCAATCATACTTTGGTATAAATCAATGGCTACTTCCCTTTTCAGATCGGATGGCATTTGATCATAATTTAAGTTGTTATTTTTACAATAATGCATGATAGCATTATCTACTAATTCTATTACTCTGTCTTTATCGTCAGGATTTTTCTGCATGTGATACACTGTTGGAACATACAATCTTCTGTAAATGTCCTCATCGTCGAAAATTGACGAGAATACAAGATCTTTTAGGTTTTCGTCATGCATAGTACAGTATTTATTAGAACAGTTTTTCTAACAGCCAATCATAAGTTGGCACTTTGAATTTAAGTTCCCAAGTGCCGTTGTGCCCTAAATCAGTTATTTTAGTTAATGGCTCGCTGGTCTGATCGTTGTTAAACACTCCTTCTTCTGTGATAATTGACATAAGATTAATATCATCAATGCAGACCTCTTTGATGGACACCACAGAATCAGCAATAACTTCATTAGATGAATTGACTTTTGTGTTGGCCTCATTTTTGTTTGAAATCTGTAATTTCATGGTGTGTTCACCTGAATCAATAGCCACTTTCTTGTTAATAACAACTTCTGATTTATTGCTACCAAAATCGACATGTATTGCTCGGTCATCGATGAATAATGCTATTCTTAATGGGTGATCAATCCATTGATGTGTGTATACAAATTTAAGTTTAATTTTATGTTTGTCTTTTTCCATCTTAACCCTCTTTGTGGACAAATTCATAACCAGAAAAGTTACCAACATACAGGCCTGGTCTAGTTGATGTCAATTGCACTCTAATATCTCCTGGTTTAATTAACACTACCATGCCTTTGTCTGATTTACTAATCACATCAGCATTAACAACTTGGTCGTTATCTGTGCAGTGTAGTTTAATTGTTTGCATATTCATTTTACTTACTCCTAACCATACCAGATGTGTAATGATGTGAACATTACAAGATAATGCAACATTTGATCAGAGCCGATGCTTAACCAAAACAGTTTTAACTGTTTTGTTTTTTGAAAATGTGAATTAATTTTTGATGTGATGAAATCTTGTATCCAATGGGCCACACCCATTGCTACGACCCAAACAAAAGTTGCGCCAAAAAGTGTTGTAATGATCCCAATGGACGCTGTCCAAATCAAAACATGTATTGTGAGCCATTTCAGTGATGTAGCTTTTCCAACAGCCATTGTTTCTGATTGCAGTAAGTAGTCCCCTACCCAATGTGCGATAATAATTGCAAGTATTAATTGTATTTCCATTTATTTCCCTAACTTCCATTCGTAGCCGATAGCTACACCAATATTGCCACCATGTGATTGTTCGTATGCTGGTGCTACCCACCATCCGTCATTAATATATCTTATCATAGGTGCAACGTCCATGCCACTGTATCCAGTCACTAGTCCTAATTCAAGATCCCAATTTTTATCAACGTCTTCTATCACTTTACCTACATACAAACTAATGTTGTCTTCACTATTGTAATAAGCGCCTGATATGAACGTATCTGTGGTGCATCTGGCATGAGGATGTATTTGATTGTAGTTGCCTTCAAGCCCTATATGTAATGATAGAGCAAGTAATAATGATAAGCAATTCATACTTTATATTAACTTAAATTGTGTGAATGTCAATTAGTTTTTTTAGGTGGATTACCGTTTTTAACATATCCAACAGTTTCACGTTGAATATCATCATGACTAAATTCAGCCCAATACAGCTCAAATGCAACACCGTCTTTGACTCCTTCGAACTGATGATACACACCTGGTTTTACCTGGCAAAAATCACCTGCTTTTAGATGTGTTTCATCTACAAGGTCATAATCATTTTGCCAAACTCTTACAATCATTTCTCCTGATTCCACAAAGAATCCATTCCATTTGAATGCATGTTTGTGCTTGGAACATGTGCCTTTTGCTTTGTACTCTATTCTATGAAATTCTAATACACCATTTGCGTGTACTAGTTCTGTTTGTCCCCAAATTTTACCTGCTATTTTGCTCATGCAAGTAATTATGTGGTGGTTTAAAAATTAAGTTGTATCTTGGTCACTGATCCAGTGGTCACTGTAGTTGATGATCTTACCCACACAAAGTTACCTGTAAAGTTAATGTATTGTGTTGCTACCACTGAAGAGCCATCTCCTACTGATGTTCCGTCGATGTCAAACCAATCTGTTGATTCTGGATTTGTTGCAAGGGATGCCTGCATTTTAATTGTACCTACAAAGTCAGATGATGTAATGTAAGCAACTGTGTGTAAACCGTCTGCGTTGCCATAATAACCGTCTGCTTTTACTTTATCAGACACTGTTGCGGCTGTAGAGTCAGCGGCGTCTACTTGTGATTGTACTGTTACTGATGCTGTTGGCATGTAGCTATTTATAGGTTCATCTCAGGGAACAAGCGTCTTATTGTAGGCTGATCCATTCCATTGATTTCGTGTATTTTGTTTGAGCTTACTACATGTGTCTTCAAATTCTCAGGATCACACCCTTTTACATACAAGTTGCCTTTATCAGATTCTGCCCACTCTTCAAACAGTATGTTTTTCTCTAAAATTACTGGCTGTCCACCTAGCCCGTGTACCCTTATAGTTGCGTTTATTAATGAATTCTTTTTAACAAACTCGTTGTCTATCATGTACTTTACTATTTCTCGTTTCATTATTAACCTATCCGTTGATTGTAAATTCTTTTGTTTTCTGATCATATGTAACTGTTACAGATGATTTTTTAATATCTTGGAACAATAGTTGTTTACTCAGAGGTAATTTAATTCTGTTTGTAATTACTCTTTGCAATGGTCTTGCTCCCATTTTGGTGTCAAACCCTTCTTCGATCAGCTGTTCTTTTGCACTCTTGTCTAGTTTTAGTTTGACTTTTTTGTCAGCTAGTTGATCGTTCAATTGACTAATAAATTTGTCTACAATGTTTTTCATAACTTTTTTGTCTAATGATTTGAATCTCAGCACACCATCTAGTCTGTTTCTGAACTCTGGCGAAAAGAAATTTTTAATATCAACTTCGCCGTCATGTGTTTGCCCATCAACAAAGCCTAGTGTATTAGCCTGCATATCTTCAGCACCTAAGTTAGATGTCATTAATAATATTGCATTACCGAGTCTTACTTTTTTGCCATTAGATGATGTTATTACTGCATCATCCATAGCTTGTAAAAGTATTGTCATCACATCCCTATGTGCTTTTTCAACCTCATCAAACAATATTACTGAGTTAGGGTGTTTTTCTAATTCATTTATAAGTTGTCCAGAACCAGTGTTTCCATCATCATACCCAACATACCCTGGAGGTGCTCCGATTAACTTTGCTACAGAATGTTTTTCTTGATATTCACTCATATCAAATTTGACAAGTGGAATACCCATTCCTTCAGCTAATTTACGGGCTGTTTCAGTTTTCCCACAACCAGTAGGTCCTACACACAAAAATGATCCAATTGGTTTGTTTTCTTGTTTCAGTCCAGCTTGTGCTACCAACACAGTATCAACTAATTTTTCAATAACTTCGTCTTGCCCAAATACTTGCTGTTTAATTGTTTTATCAAGATTTTCTAAAGACTGTGTTTTTGTTTGCACTATTGAATCAAAACTAACACCTGATATTTTTGCAACTTGTTCTTGTATATCTGTCATCTCTACGTCTTTAAATGCATCAAATATTTTTGCTTTTGAACAAGCTCTATCTAATACATCAATTGCTTTGTCTGGCAACTGTCTGTCAGTAATATATTTTACAGATAAGTCAACAGATCCTGCCACCGCATCGTCGGAGATTTGAACATTATGATATGCTTCAAACTGAGTTTTCAATCCTGCCATAATTTGTTTTGCGTGTTCTATGCTAGGCTCTTCTATGTTTACTTTTCCAAATCTACGCATTAAAGCACGATCTTTTTCAAAGTGCTTTCTATATTCTTCCCATGTTGTTGAAGCAATAACTTTAAGGTCACCTCTAGCTAGGGAAGGTTTTAAAAGGTTTGCAAGATCAACACCGCCTTGGCCACCTGATCCTGCACCGTGCATCATGTGTGCTTCGTCGATAAACATGATAGCTTTTTCATGTTTTTCTAGTATCCCTAACAGCACTTTTAACCGTTCTTCGAAATCTCCTCTGTATTTGGAACCAGCTATTAATGACCCCACATCAACAGAATAAATTGTGTGATCTTTTATCACATCAGGAACTTTGTTTGCAACAATCATATGTGCTAGTCCTTCAGCAATAGCTGTTTTTCCGACACCTGGATCGCCTATCATGATTACGTTGTTTTTTACTTTACGTCCTAATACCAAAGTGATCTCATCAACAACATCTTGCCTTCCTATGCAAGTAAATGTTTTGTTGTTTTTTGCCTGTTCATTCAAATTAACTGTGTATTGACTTAATATTTTTGAAGCTTGCTTAGAACTTACTTTTGCTTCTTCGAGATCTTCTATCCCATATTCTACTGTGTAGTCAACCACCGCTTTTTTTGTTATATTGTTTTTCAGCAGATAATAAACTGCATGAGAATTTTTTTCGCCATACATTGAACTTAAAATATGGAAACAATTAACATGCTCGTGACCTGTGAAAATAGCCTGTGTAAATGCCCTATTCACGCAACGATCTGTGCTCTGTGTTCTTTTAGGATACACATCCTCTTTTGTTTTAATTTCATTTAGTCTATTTTGCACATAATCATCTAACTCATTAACAAGTGTATCATATTGATGGTTTGGAAAAGTTTTCATCATTTCTGATATTTCAGGCTGAGCAACTAAAATTTTCAACAGGTGCTCTAAAGTAATGTATTCATGATGATGTTCTCTAGCCAATTTAACTGCTTCGTCAAAAATACCTTTAAGTCTATCGTCTGCTTGTATCATGCTTATTCATTATCTCCATATTTGCTTTACGTTGTTTTTTTCTTGCCATATCTAATTTTAATTTACTTGCATAATCAATAAAAAGTTTGCCATCCAAATGATCAATTTCATGTTGTATGCATTGTGCCCACATATTCTCGAATCTGTCAACTCTTTTTTCTAACTTTTCATCATACCATTCAACATCAATAATTTTTGGTCTTTTTACTTTGAAAAAAAGATTTGGAAAAGACAAACAGCCTTCTTCAAGTAATTGTGTTTCTTCTGAGAATGCAGTTATACGTGGATTGATAAATGTTTTTTTACCATACATTACAAACATTCTTATATCAATGTTAACTTGATTGGCGGCAAGTCCTATGCCATTTGCTTTCTGCATAGTCCAATCCATTAGGTCTGCAATTTTATCCCATTCTAAATCTTGTGTAATGTCTGTTTCTGCTAAGGTATGACGCAATACATCATTGCCTTCTAGATTTATTTTAAGAATAGGTGATTCCGATATTTCTGATGTCATCTTTATCCTTTTGTGTTAAGTTGTTTGGAATGCTTACCAAAATATGAATATACAAATGTCCTGCTTGTTTATGTACATTTTTCATTCCGTGTTCTGGTATCCTCATAATTGTACCTGGTTGTGTACCTGGATGTACTTTTAATTTAATTGTTTTACCATCTATGGTAGCCACATCAATTGTTTTTCCTAGCATAGCATCAAAGCAGTTTACAGTTTCTTCTACGTGTATGTCTAGTCTTTTTCTTTTGTAGCGAGCATGTGGTTTCACATAGACCCTAACCAATAGATCTCCGGGTGGTGCTTCACGTATTTGATCCATACCTAATTTAGGGTATTTTATAGACTGCCCGTTGTCAATTCCTGCAGGAATATCAATAGACATTGTTTTGCCTGTTTCCTTTATTTTTACTTGTTTGCTAATGCCTTTGTACACTTCTTCTAATGTGCATTCGATTGAAATTTGCAAATTTTTATTACGTGGGCGTCTTTGTTGCCAACGTTGTCTTGGGCCACCCCCAAAAAATGATTCAAACATCTCAGCCATATCAAATGCATTTCCATTAAAATTAAATGAATGATTACCTTGACCAAACTGTTGACTCATGTCATACTGTTGTCTTTTTTCCGCAGTTTTTATTTGTTCGTAAGCACTCGATATTTCCTTAAATTTTGCTTCATTACCACCACGGTCAGGATGATGTTGCTTTGCTAAATTTTTATATGCATTTTTGATTTGAGAATCAGTAGAACTTTTGTTCACTCCTAAGACAGTATATGGATCCATGCTCATAGTATATTATATAATACTTAGATGTCAACAATACTAGTAGTTTACTTCTTGCTAGTGCCAGCGTATAAACCAAACCATGCCGCACCAGCCCCTACTACTACTGAAATCAATCCTGATTGTTCCAGTGTAGGTGCTTCTAATTCCATATACCATATCACACATTTGTACAATAAAATTATGTATGTTGTAATAAAAATACGTGGAAATATACGCCATTGGTCAAACGCTTTTGCCATATGTATCCACCATTGAAATGGATTTGGACCAACATCTTTTGTATGGGTATCAACTTCAAGTTCTACTGTTACTTTCTTTTTAACAGAGTCCTTAGAAGCAGGTACTTCGATTTGGTCTTCTTTTTTAATGTCTTCTGTATCAGCCATAATGTGTAAGTGACGGCAGGTTTACTGCCATCACATTATTTACTAATCTTTCTTAAAAATTTGCCACAATGCGTAAGCTACACCAACGTAAGCGATCATTTTTGCTAAGCCGCCAAATGCGATCACTAACAGGCAAGCAATTAGTATAACTCCGCCATTCATTGTGCTAACTTCTTTTATTCGTGATTTGATGTAATCCATCATTTTTGCTTCTCCAATTTTTTGATCCTTTTTTCAAGTTCATCTATTTTCTTTGTAACATAAGGATATTTTTTACGCCAAGCATCTGTGGGTTGTTCTAACCAAGTCCAACCCCAACGTTCTACAAAGTAGTCTAATATGCGGTCAAACCATCCGTACAGCCACAGGCCTATGCGTGTGCTTTTAAAATATGTGGAGAATGCCAATCCAAATAAAGATCCAACTAAAGCTGTGTATATCCACAGCCTGTCAGAAGCCATTCTTTCAATCATTTCCCACATTGTAGTATTATTTATTGGGGTGGCAAGTCTTCAACTGCTACAGGTTCGTAATAGTCTTTGTATGCTATAATAACATTTCTATGTTCAGCTATTGCTGTTCTGATTTCAGCAAAGTTCTTAGCTAATAGTTCATAACCATCTTGGTTCAGTGCAAACAGCACAACTTCGCCTTTTGGATTTTCAGCCAACTTAGCCCAGACTTCTTCAGCATTTTCAGGTGTAATGATTATCCATTCAACGTCTTTTAATTTTAATGGCTCTGGTAAATCAATGTTTATTGGTGTTTTAGGTTCCGGCCTGTTTAAAACTTCTATTGTTTTTACTGCTGTGGTACAGCTTGATAATAAAAATGCGCCAAGCAATATTACTAATATTATTACGCCCCTGCCTACATGTCTGTTCATAAGTTCTTTTCTTTCCATGCATCTGATTGTGCATGAGGATCAAAATTTGGATTAGCAATTTGCCAACATTCAGGATTGATCTCACTTGGTTTTGATGCATTTAGTTCATCTTCTGTGAGTTCAGCGCCTGACACAATCTCAGCACATCTGTTTGCATTGTTACTTGCATTATTAATTACCTTCTCAACTAAACTTGGTTTGTTTTCTGCAAGCACACCAAGGTCATGTCTGCCAAGTTTGTCAGCTAATGTTTTTTCTGATGCTTTGAGCTTTGCATTCTTATCTTCTAAATCTTTGTTAATCTTTTGTATTTTTTCAAAATCCTGTTTCATTTGCTTGACCAGAGCTTGTTGCTCGCCTACTGCTGTTTCTAGTTTAGCATTGTTGGCTTCAGAAATTTTCAAGTCAGCTTGTAGTTTTTGCACATAGAAATATCCTCCTGCACCGCCGGCTATGACAAAGAGCATTAACATTAATTTAATTTGAAACATTATTAAAATCCCATCTGCTATTTTTTAGATAATCAGTATCTTCATATCTTGGGTGTTCGCAAATAATCACTTCTATCTCCTTACCGTCTCCATCAATATGTGTTTCAACTAATCTGCTATCGTGATATCGTCCGCAATTTTGGCAAACTTTGTTCATATAAGTGTCAAAGCAAGTTCTGTTGTTTCGTTTACTCTTCTTGTCCAACCTTTACCGAAAGTATCAAATGTTGATAAAGATTCATAATATTTTTGACGTTCTTGTTGATAATTTTTGATCGCTTGTTCTTGGCCTACGTCTTCAATGTAACTAGACACTGCTTTTAAAGTGTTAGGCCCAATGCCGCCGTCAGCTACAGTACCTATCATGGTTTGTAGATACTTGGCCGCTCTACCTGGTCCTGCATTAACACCAAAGTCAAATACACACAGATCTAAGCCTCCAGGTAAATCGTCACCTTTCATTTTGTTCCAGTATCCTTTTTTGTATATTGGTGCAACATCTTCAACTGTTAGATCTTTCATATCTTTTGTGCCACCATGTTCTTCATACACTCTTTTGGTCACGCCAAGATTAGTTTCACCACCTGGATCTTTTGGATGATTTACATAACCACCTTCGTGATGCAGGATTGCTTCTAAGCACTTATCATAATTTTGTTGCATTACAGCTCCTCTGATTTAAGAATAATGTTTTTGTTTTGTTTGCCAATCTTAAACATATCATCAACTTTAACTATGTGATATAAGTTACCTAGCCAATTGTTTAAGTATTCTGCTTGTGATGAGGACGATTCATCAATTCTAAATATTCCATTGATTTCTTTTTGTGGAACATTTACGCCTTCGATAATAAACTTGTGTTTGTTGTATAATGTTTTCATTATCAACTCTTTGCCATTTCTTTTTACTGTGGCTTTTGATTCTTTGAATAGTGTATTAATATCTTCATCAATTGCATCATCAGTTAAAAATGTATATTGTTCGGGTGATGTTGGAATAATGTTGTTTAGATTTTGTTCATCTAAATGATAAAAATCATCTTCTTTGTGAAATCTAAACTTCCATGGCAACATGCCAGTGACTTGTTCACAGTCTCTAACCAGCTTCATAATGTTTTGTGGTAACTCTTCATTGCGTTCAACTTCAACAAATACATTGTATTTCTTTTGTGTATTTTTAGCTGGAGAATAATCTGCGTCTAGTATGTAATCATGTCCTGACTCAATAAATTGTACCAAGTCACTTGCAACGTCTTTATTGTCTGATTGAAATTGAATTACTGACACATCTTCGTCACGTCCTAATTTAGCCTGAAAAGCATCAATCACAACTTCAGGACTTACGTGATTAGACATTTCTAAATTTCTAATTGATTTCATAGTTCAGATGCATCTTGTGTTGATTGGTCAACTGCCATACCAGAAACAGTCTTTGCTGGTTTTGTTTCAGCATTGAAATCTTCTATAACTGTTTTTGGTACAGTAATACGTACCAACCAAACTGGTTGTTCTTCTAGTTTTGCTTTTCTTGTTCCTGGTCTAAAGTCAGCATATGACTTTATTTTTTTTGGACTTAATCTTATGTCTTTTTTGTACTCAACTTTGGCACCTAGATTTAGCAATCTTTTGCCAGCTTCTGGGTCAGGCATATCTGCTTGTTCCCACATAAAAGTTGCTGATACGTCATATTTGGTATCGTGCGGCCCATCGACTATTTCGCCTTTGGACCAGTTTTTATATGCGTACATATTAACATCATCCATTACTTTTTCCATGCTGATAATAGAATTAATTATATTGTCTGAAGCATATATTTTTTTAATGTTGCGTATAATTTCTAGGGTTTGTATCATAGTAAATTATTTATCGATCTGCTGTTTGCCAACAGTTTTTTTATTATAACATCACTTATATTTGATTTGTACATTTTAAATATTTTTATATGCGTTCGCATAAAAACAACAAAATCAATTACAACATTAGATCGGAGGCGTTATGAGTCGGAAAAAAACCGTACTATCTTTTCAAGAATTACAAAATGAATATTCACGTTATGAGGTTAAACCAAGGTCTATCAATCAGCAAGCATATTGGAATATGCTTAGAGATGATCAAACATCAATTGTTATTGCACATGGCCCAGCTGGAAGTGGCAAAACACTACTGGCCACCCAGTATGGCATTGATCTAATGAAACTACAAAGGATTGAAAAAATTGTTATTACACGCCCTGTGGTAGGTGCAGACGAGGACATAGGGTTTTTACCTGGTAATGTCAACAGGAAAATGGAACCATGGACTAGGCCACTAATAGATATATTCCACAAAAACTATACCATAAACAGAGTACAAAAAATGATCAGAGATGAGCAAATTGAAATAGCTCCATTGGCTTTCATGCGTGGAAGGACATTTGAAAATGCTTATATTATTGCTGATGAAATGCAAAATACAACAATTAATCAGTTTAAAATGCTAGTTACACGCATAGGTGAAGGATCAAAACTTGTAATTACAGGTGATTTAGAACAAACTGATAGAGGTAGTGCAAATGGTCTAGCAGATTTCCTACAAAAACTGCACAGTGCTGATTCAAAATATATTAACAGTGTTCGGCTACAAGCACATGATATTCAACGACATCAAGCAGTTAGTGAAGCTTTATCCCTATACAAAGCCAGTTAGGAGCGTTAAATATATACAATGCTGAATATACCATATAATGTTTGGAACAAGTGGGACCCAATAAAAGAAGTAATTGTTGGGTCCTGCGTGAATGAGAATTTTTTTGCTCATATCAAAAATAACGAGATAAAAGAAAAACTGACCAAACTTCTTGTTGAAACACAAGAAGATCTTGATAACTTTGCTGATGTGTTGAGCAAACACGGAGCAAAAGTGCATAGGCCATATGTGGATCCCAACGTTAGGATGGACCCAGACAAAAAACAAAAAAGATTACAAATGATTACTACACAACCTCGAGATGACATCGGCGTGCTAGGCAACAACCTATTCTTTTCTAATTCAGTAGGGGGAGAGGCTGTACCACCGGCTGTTGAGTTGTACAAGAAAACTTTAGGAAAAGATAACGTTGTGGAAGATCTCAAAGAACCATGGATTCAATTGCTAAGGAAAAGGATTTCATGTACTTTACCAAACTGGACTTTAGTAGGAAAAGATCTTTTCATTGATGAAGTCACAGAAGGAAAAAACCCACTACATGGGTTTTCGGAAATTAGAAAAGGGGCCAATCGCACCATGTTGTGGAAATTACGAGATAACATAGCTGAATGGATACCTAACACAGAAGTGCATTGGATCAAAATTGGTGGGCACAATGATGCATGTTTCCATACTTGTAAGCCAGGAGTAATTGTTTCATTGTTTGATATACAAAATTACAGCGAAACATTTCCTAAATGGGACGTGTTACCTATTGCTAAGGAACACAAATGGTGGGATACATTAAATCCGTTTATGGAAGCTAAAAGACTCACACAAGGAAAATACTGGATACCAGGAGAAGAGAAAAACGAGCCATTGTTACAATTTATTAATTCATGGTTAGATGAATGGGTAGGATATGCTGAAGAAACTGTATTTGATGTTAATATGTTTATGATAAATGAATCAACTGCGTGTGTATCTAATTATAATAAAGATGTATTTGACTTTTTTAAGAAACATAAAATAGAGCCTATCATAGTTCCTTTGAGGCACAGATTTTTCTGGGATGGCGGCCTGCATTGCTGTTCAACTGACTTGGTGCGTGAAGGGGATCAACAAAGTTACATACAAGTAAAGTTACGTACAAGTTGGTGAGTGATGTTAGCGTTTGCTATAGACAACTTCTTACCGGAAAAAGTCTTTAGTAGTATATCTACTAGAGTTACTAAACAACCACAGTATAAAACCAATCAACAAACACATGATAAAGATAAATCGAAGTGGGTCGACGATTTTACCACCTCAATACTTGATCAGATGAAAGAAAATTTTATTAATAGAAATATATGGTTAAAAGATTGGAATCAAAAGTTTTATAAAAATTGTTATCAAGTTGCCCGTGCTTACACACCTGATATGCCATTTCCAAGTCCTCATTTAGATCCCGGAGGTTTTGTTTACTATATCCATCCTGCCTGGGAAGCAGAATGGGGCGGCCGTTTTTACATTGAAGAAATTGAACAGTTTATAGATCCATTACCTAATAGACTTATTTGGGTAAATCCTCCAACTCCTCATTGTGTGGAGCCATTAACATACAAAGCACCTAACAATAGAATGTGTATAGTTGGCCAACCAACAGGAACCATGCTACCAAGTCATATTCAAAATCAAAAACAATTACAAGTCTATTAATTTTTATTACTGATTCTAGCTAGTTTTATAAGTGTAGCAGACAAATTTATTTCTGCTTCTGCAACAAAAGAATGATCCACTAATCCTTGTTTGATAGCAAGTATGGCGTCGTCTTGTTGATCTTCAGTGTTGCCAAATATTTCAATGTTATCATACATCCATTTGTATATGTCTTCCATCTCTTCTGGGCGTGCTTGTGAACATAATAATTTTCTTGCTTCTGTGATACGACCTGCTTTGAATAATTCTACCATTTCTATTTTGTAATCACTTTCGCCAGTGTCTGCTGTGTTTGGTTGCTGAAGTTTGCCTTCCGCGGAATTCATTTGCACTGTGTTGATACATTTTCTAAGATCAGGATAAGTTGCTTTAACGTAAGTGTCTAGCGTATCCAAATCCATTTCGACATTTTCTTCTACAAGTATAGTTGCCACTCGAGCAGTGAATTCTGTTTTGTCTATTTTTTCAATGTGGAATCCTTGACATCTTGAATGCAATGCAGGTATGACTCTATTGGGATAATTGCAAGTTAAAATAAATCTTGCTGATTGGTGATACATTTCCATTACGCCACGCAATGCGGCCTGTCCATTTGGAGTAATGTAGTCAGCCTCATCTAACAATACAACTTTGAAATCGCCGAATGGCATTGTTTGTACAAAGTTTGTAATTTTATCTCGAATTGTATCTACACTGTTTTCTCGCGAAGCATTTATTTCAAGCACATCAGAACCTTCTACATCAAGTTGATGTAGCAAAATTTTTGCTAGTGTAGTTTTGCCTACACCAGGAGCACCAGAAAATAGTAGATGTGGAATAGTTTTGTTTTTTATCCAACCTTCAACTTGTGCTTTTTGATTGTCATCACGAAACACATATCCTTCTAGTGTGTTTGGTCTATATTTCTCAACCCAAAGTGTCTTCATCTAGCACCTCTTCTGTAAGATTATGTTCACGATCTAAATACTTCCATTCTATTTTAACAGGATCAAAAGACTTTTTCAACTTGTTAAACACAATTTTTGGATCAAATGGTCCGCAAGTGTAAACGTCTAATTGCATTAGTCCAGGATCTGCTTCGTCCCAAACATGCATCGAAATATGACTAGTTTCAATGATTGTCACACAAGTTAAGCCTTTGTTACCAGGTTGGTCTATGTAAGCACTAATAGGTCCTTTGCATATGACCATGCCAATTTCATCAACTAGCTCACGCATCCAATTTTCTACAACCTTTGGCTCAGTAGGTGTGATTTTAGTTTCTGCTCGTATGATTAAATGTTTGTGTATAGGTTTGTGCATATGTTGATTATAAATTAAATATGCGAATTATTCAACCATTAATTTAGAAATAATAAATGGTTTCACAAATTCATTATAAAAAATTTTAGACCCTTTATAATTTAGATGCCAGTCGTTTGTGAAAAGTTGTGTGACTACATATTTTTTACCAAATTTGTTGAACAACCAATTGAATCCTGTCTGATTGATTCCGAGATTGTTAGCATTAGTGTCTTGATTGAACATTGTAAAATAATTGAAATGTTTAAAGAATTTTCCATACAGTGATTCCAGTGTGTTTATAAAAACTTCGCTGTAATGATCCGGAAGATTGTTTTGTGGGAAAATTGTTTGTGTAGCTAGTTTAAAAAAATCACCATTACGAGCAAATTTTCTCTGCAGTTTTGGATCACCAATTTTTGGAAACCAGTGTTCTGGTTGTAATGTCGCATGATTTGTTATTAATTTATGTTCAGTCAAATTATCTTTTGGATGTTTGGTCTCCCAGATTTGATTGTGTGTGTTTGCATCAACAACTATTTTATTTTTTCTTGTTGGTAGGATCCATCTTGTGTGTGTGGTGAGTTGAACAATACATGCATCATAATCTTTTTGAATAATATTTTTCAAACACATATCAAAATATAAAGAACCTTGGGAGGATCTTGCATAACAATCAAAATGTATGTTTGGATTATCCTCAGATGCATGCCAAAGCCAACTATAATAACTGTTAGGAGTGCGAGCTGGGGGTAGTAAATTTGGATCTGTTAAGTTTAGGTCAGTATGACTGCACCCTACTACTGCAATTTTCATCACTTGATAATATTGACTTCAGACTCAGTTTCAATAACTACTCTTGCTCCACATGACAGTATAGGTTTGTCATTACCGCCATACATCACTCGTGAAGGGCCTGCTATTTCTACTTCGTGACAGTATGTATTTTTTGAACCTTGTTTAACTGTAATTACAGGTTCGTCAGTGCCATGCTTTTTGTTTGCACGAATTTTATGTTGATTAACATGAATAAATGTTTTTTTAGTTCGTGGCATTCATTGTGGTGTTATTATGATAACTTGCAGGTTTTTGATAGGTTGCATTTGGCTCATCATCTGAAACCATAAGAATATCTTTTTCATCAACCATCCTTAAATCTAAAATGTTTCCATCTCCTTGATCTAGTGTAACACCTCTGGTCCATCTGCCATGTGCAATTAAAATCCATTGTCCTATCTGCACATCTTCTTGTAGATTACCAACTGCAAAAACTTTTGCCCAACGTGGATGCACACCGGTCGCTTTACCATCATCATCCATAATAATAAGTCCAGCGTCTGTGCGAGACTCACCAAAATGCATATTGCTTACCAATACTCTTTTTTTGAGTGGCTTAATAGTTCCTTGCACTATATGAGTACTTGCAATTTTGTTAGGCATTTTATTATTAGGAAAGCTATAAGTTCCGGGTTGTGCTTTTGGCATTGTCTACTCCTTTTTCAATTATTTTTCGTCACGTTTTTTAATAATTTTGCCACCTTCACCTAGTGTGTCACCTCTTGCGTTGCGTTTAGTATTTCCAACGGCTATGGTTTTTTCATGCTTGGTTCTTAGTGCTTCAAAATCAACTGGTTTGCCCTGCATAGAGTAATGCACTTTTTTAGTGTTCATTTTTCTTGGCATTATTCATTCTCCTTAAAATATTTGTTAATGATCTCAAGCTGGTCTTCATATTTTGCTATGTGATCAATTTCTTTTTCTAATGTTTCAACAATGTCTGAATGTTCTCCAATACCAATAGTGCTGTTCATATAGACGTCAACATTAGTTTTATGTTTTGCTATTTGTCCTTTTGCATGGCTAATTAAAGCTTCTAGTAGTTGTTTCTTCATCTTAAAAACTCCTTGTAGTTTAGCTTATATTTAACTGGGTCAATATGGTGGACACCTATCAAATAGAGAACAAGGCTAGATACAGAAGAACCTCTACCAACCCCTGTAACAATATCTTTTTGCTCAATTTGATCCATTAGATAGCACATGAATCGTAGCACATCAATCATATTTCTTTGTTTAAACTCATTATATTCTTTGTTTAGTATTTGAACATAATCAAATGATATTAAATTTTTTTGTTCTAATTTTTTACAACAAAAATCAAGAACATCTAAGTTCTTATATGTGTCTGGCATATGCCAATCAGATGATAAAAGTTTGTGATATTCAACAGGATCAATATCTGGCTTGTTTGGTTTTACTAAAGGATCAATTTCAAACTGTGTACAGTTTTTGTTGTGTAGTTTATATTCATGATCATCTTCTAAAAACAAAGACTTTGTTTTAAAGTTTTCGTCACTATAAAATTTATCTGTTATTTCTTTAGTGTTCAAATACACTTGCCCATATTCATCAACTATCATAGCACTATTATAATACCTATTTGTGTTTTAGTCAATTATTTCGTTCTTCCTCCTTGGATAACATGCAATATTGGTTCGTTACTGACAGTAAACCCAATTTCATCCCATGTCATTTTGGTTGTATCAAATGATGAAAAGTGTGGACTACTATTTTTCCACCAATGGTAATCGATAGTCTTTTCTATTTCTTGCAGAGTGCTCCACTCAGGAGATTCATTTGTGATTACATACTGGAGATTTTCTCCCTGCCATGATTCTATTTGAATTGCTTCAACTTTTAAAACTCCGTCACCAATGGCGTTTAGTTTAGAAAACATTTGCACGCCTGTTATTTGATCAAATGGTTCAACTACAAAATCAATTACAAAATTACTAAAAGATTTTAAAGTGTTGTATGCTTTAAGATCATGTTTTATAAAAACGCTATTTTGAAAAACTCTATAAAAACAATATTTGTATTTTTCAAATACTAAATTTTGCTTTTTGGCATCGCTTACTAATGCAACAAAATTTATTGTAATTTTATAATCGTTAGGCCATAACTTGCCTTTTAAACAAATTGTGTTAGTAAATCTTGTATTCCAGGAAATTCCGTGCTCATTCAACATTAATCAATCCATCTAGATTAGAATCAGTTTGTTCTTTATCGTTGGATTTTTTAATCTTGCGTTGTTCTTTCTCCATCTGCAGGTTATTATTCACTGCTAAAAGTTGATTGTAAAGTTCTAAATGATTCATTCTTTTTGCTTGGTTGATCTTTATTGTAACATCATTTATTTTAGATTCCAAGTCTTGATCACTCATCCCCTTTGGGTCAAAAGTTGGGTGAAACATTTATTATGCCGGATATTCTAGTATAGGGCCAATATATTTGGTAGTGCCGCCATCTACTGAAAATACATCAAACACAAAAGTGCTTACTCTTTCTGGAAAAGTTGTACTCATTGTAGATGAATCCAAATTTGATTCATCAAAACTTGCAACTGTTGGAAAGCTAACGCCAGTTAGTGTCACTGAATGAGTTGAAGTGCCTTTGGTAAGGAACACTCTATGCACTGCATAAGTGTTAGTTGAACCATCATCTTCTGTAGGAAAGTTTGTGAATGTTAAAGTAACATTGCCACTGGTAGTGAGTGTTGTAACGTTACCATCAGCAAAGCTACACGCTACCGCACCAGATACTGATCCTTTAGCAACTACTTTTTGCCCCCAATCTTTAAGCACCAATTCGGATTGATCATGGCCATTAAAGTCAGTGTTTGCATTTGTAACTGCTTGGTTAGTTTGGATAGTTGTAATTTCAGTCTCAGCTGTGTCTAGCTGTGTTTTAATTTGTGTAAAATTATCTCTAAAACCTTGAGAATCATTGTCTTGCCCTGCTACAGGGTAAGCTACGTCTATATTACTTGTGTCTATATTACTTGCCATTGTGTGTTATTTATTATGCAGTTCTCAATAGTTTTCGTTGTTTTGATACATGTGTAATTCTATCAGTAATACTGGATCTTTGCATCATCACCTGTGTTGATTGTTCTGTTTTTCTGTCAAATGTTACAATATCATTAGTGAATACAGTGCCATCTCCATCAAATGTAGTTTCATCACCAGCACCATCATCAAATTTAGTGATAAGATTCTTGCCAAACGTAGTTTTCTTCAACGTAATTACTATAGAAGATCCATTTACAGGTGCTGTGTTGAATGATAATTGTAGTCCAGTTAAGTCCACAGAAGCTTTGGTATTGCTATTATCACACAGAGTATCTGTAGAATCTGCAGTTGTGTTTGTCATGAATTCAGTCTGATATGTAAAAGGCTCAGTGTTGGCTAGAGTGTTAGTGGTATCAGCTGTATCGCCTGCTGATACTGTAGACGAGTCTCCAATCGATAATTCTGTGCCAGCGTTTATATCTCTTGTTGTTTGGGTCAATGTAGTAACTCCGCCGACAGTTACTGTTAGGCTGTTTGACCTTGCAATATCATATGGAATAGCAAAAACTTTGGTTGTGCCATCTCCAGTGTGTGTCGACTGGTATGTTGAGGCATCTATAGTAGTTCCAATGTTTCTGTCAGTGACCCAACGGTCGACTTTGCAAACCAATGATTTAATATCATAGGTTGATTCATTGTTGATTTTATACAATATAGATGCACCTTCTCCAGGTTTAACATATTTGATAGGCAAAGCAAGTTTATATCCTGGCACTAATTTGTCATCTTGTGGTGATTTCATCCACTGAGGCAAATATTCAAAGTTTTCTACTGTGAGTCCTGATTTAATTTCATTCTGCATTCTCGTGACTGCATTAATATACAAATTGTCGGCTGTGTCATAAGGTATTGGTAAATGACTTGAAGCTAGTATGTGTGTTGAACCTGCTCGTAAGTCAACATTAATTGCTGGAAGATTATTTGCTGTTAGTGTAATTTTGTTTGGAGCACCTGCTAAAGGATCAATTAATTCACAATACAATACTTCATATAACACTGTTCCATCTTGTGCCTTTGCTTTTGCAAGTTTGATGTCACCCATATACAAAGTTGTATTGTAGTTGTTGGTCACCATTAAGTCTGATAAAGCTGACAAGTAACTACTGTGTACACCAGCAAGGAACAGGAACTTTGGTTGTAAAGTATTAAAATATAATTCAGTTGGTCTGTACACTGACTTAAATGGAAATAAAGCAATGTCAGAAACAAACGCTTTCCAATTTGCTAATGATGTTTGATCAACATATAAATGTCCATATAAATTTGCTATTGTATCTGTGGTCAAAACTTTTACTTTGATTGCAAAAGTTTGTGTTGCGTTAAGTGAACCTGACAATGTTTCAACTGATACAGTAAACGTGTAAGTTTTATCTTCCGAAACATCTCCACACTCACCTACAATGGCTCCATCTGATTGTAAAGAAAGCCCTGGCGGAAGTGTGCCAGAATGATATTTGTAAATTAAATTTTCACCTGTGCGTGATGTGGCTCCTATGCTAAACAAAGAAACTTTGCTTGGAGATATTGTGCCTAGAGTAATAGTTGCCATTATATTATCAACTCCCTATCTACAGTATTCCAGCTTATTGCGCCATAGTTTGCGCCTCGAATAGTAATAGCAAATTGTCTTTCAACAAATTGCAAACCAAACAACGGATTGGTTTTTTCTGCTCTTATCGAAAAATTATATGTAGTTTCTGCGTCTAAAGTATAAGGCACTGTGCCATAAACTTCACCAGTGGCATAATCTAAACTCATGCCTGGTGGTAATGAACTTGTTGTGCTGTCTAAATTTTGGTCCAGCAATGAATATGTTATTGTGTTGCCTCCTGATAGTCCTAGTGCATCATCTGGGTCTTTGGTATCTATTTTAACAATATGATAGTTGCTGTGTGTCAGTGTTGCTAATGATCCAGAATCTTGAACAAAATATAATCCACGTGCATCGCTGGCATCTGCTGTAATGGCAGTTGCATCCGCTAATATTTTAGTGGTGTCTGCTTTATCATTTGACCTACCTCTAACATCCAAACTAAACTTTCGATCTGCATGAGCTACACCGTCTGAAACTCTTACTGTGAATTCCCATAATCTATCAATAGACCCTGATCTTACTATCAAGTCAAATGGCTGTGTTTGATCAAAAGCTGTGGCATCCCATCCAACATTGGTCGAATCGTATGTGTTTAGTTCAATTGGATCAATTACACCTGTTAATCTGCCAGTTTGTGTGTTAAGGTCCACGGACGGAGGAAGTGCACCTTCTACAACTTTGTAAAATTTGATGTTATCATCAGCATCAGTTGCCACCAACTGTTTGTCCACAAACAAACCATCTTGCACAATGCCAAGTGAACCTGCCGCGGTACTCCAAACGGGAGCATCTGCACCATTCACAAACAGTGTAAATGTTCGATCAACGCTGTCAGTGCCATCCGTGACTCTTACAACGAACCTACTTTCTGTGCGTTTAGATACTTCATCTGGTGTTCCGCTAATAACTCCAGCAGTAGATAATACTAATCCACTAGGCAAAGATCCAGCTACGACACTAAAAGTTAGAATATCGTCATCTGCATCAACAGCCGTCAGTGTATTGGTATAAGCAACGCCTTCGTCTATTTCAGCGATGGTGCCAGCAGATGATGTCCATATTGGGATTGCCATATACGATATTTATTGGATACAGTGGGTGCTAAAAACACCCACCGTTTGGTTAGATAGTTAGATTATTGAGAATCTACAGATGCAACGCCAAGTGTACTAACAGATGAAGCATCAAAATCATCGTCGCCGATAGCTGTACCTCTCTGAAGGTTGGTATCGTCTGTGATTGATAACTTGAATTTGTTTGTGCTTGCAGAAGCGTCTGCTCCAATGCCATTTAGAACAACTGTTCTGTTGTGTAATTTTGTAACGTTGTCAACAGATGAGTCGCCTGTTAATGGATTGATTCCATCAATTCTGAATTCGCCTGCGGCTAAAGCCCCAGCGGCTTTATTAACAAGTGTTAATACTTCTGTTACAGTTGATGAATCAGAAGGTTTTGTTGCAGAAACTTTGAACTTTCTTGTTGATCTTTGTGATACAATGTATGCACCTAAACCTTCTTCAGCTCCTGCTTCATCTTCACCTGTTAATCTGTAGTTACTAACTTGGATCTTGCCTGAGCCTGATCCTATTTTGCTTGGATTGATTGGTCTTCCCATTTTTAGTCTCCTTTTGTTTAGTCCAACGTGGGTTCTAGCCACTACGCGGAGGATATTACCGCATAAGTCTCACTATGTTGTGAGTTCTATCAGACACAGTATTTACTACTGTGCCTGATTTATAATGTTTTAGGTTAATTTATTATACGTTTAAGTATGAGTCTAAGTTCCATGCACCGTTGGCAAAGACACAAGTTGCTAATGTTCTTTTACCTACAGTTGAATCGCCTGTTTCTGATGTGCCATTTATAAATGGTTGCCATGCATATGTTGCCAACACATCACCATCTCTTGGATCTCTTACCTGTGAAAGTGTAACAGTGGTAGCCGCTGTGCCTGCCGCAGTTGAATCACCACCTGCAAGTACAAAGTGCATGATCTGTCCTTCTGATCCTGCCGCTAAAGTGTAATCAGCTTCAGCACCAGCTAGGGCATGTATTGTAGTTGTTAAGGACAATGCAGTAGCAGATGTCTCCAAGTTGTCTACTATACCCATTGTTGTTTCCCCACCAATGTCTAGTGCACCTCTTAAATTACAAGCACCATTAACATCTAAGGCATCTTGCACTACTAGTGCAGTTGAATCTGCCGCTGAAATATTTCCACTGATTCTAACATTGTCATTGAACACAACACCAGTTGAATCATCGGAAGAAATTTCATTAACAATTAAACCATTAGCAATGTTAACAATGTCATTCATCACTAGTTCGGTTGAGTCACCATTGGAAATAGGACCGTTCAGTTGTATTCCACCTGTGCCTTGTGGCTGAATGATGATGTTTCCGTTTGTTGTTCTGTTATTAATTTGAACATCATTAGTGTTGGCATCTTTAATTTCGCCATTTGTGTTAAGTTTTACATTTCCACTGCCAATTTCATTGATGTTAGCTTGTGCGGCATTGGTACTACTAATAATACCGTTGATGTTTGAGCCAACTGTGATACTATCACATGTGATATTGTCTGTGGTTACGTCACCTTCAACCAACAATGCACTTGAAGTTGAGTCATTGTTGTCAATAGTTACACCACCTCTAATTTGTATAGAGTCATTAAGTGTAATTTGTCCTTCATCTAATGCTTGTAGTGTGTCTACTTTTGCCGTAGTTGCATCAACGTTAGCAACGATAGTTGCTGTTGCTGTATCAGTTACTGAAGTTACTGTTGCCGCTGAAGCTGATGTAACTGCTTTAAATTTATCTTCACCTTCGTTCCAATAAAATACAGCATTGTTACCAGCACCACCTCTTTGCACGTAGATACCTGCGTCAACGTCAGCACCAGAGGAGTTTCTATTAAGTTCTATTAATGCGTCTTCTACTTGAAATGATGTTGCGTTTACTTGTGTTGTTGAGCCTTTTACTTCTAGGTTCGAGTTGATTACAACTGATCCTGTGCCGTTAGGTGTAATGTTAATGTTTTCGTTGGTTACATCTGAAATTAATGCATTGCCTGAAAGTTGTAAACTAGATAGTGATGTTCCGCCTAGTTCTGTATAAATTTCTGTAAAGTTGTCGTTGATTTTATCAAACGCCGTTCTTAGTGGATCACCTGTACCATCATTGGCTGCTGATCCTATGTTAATCGATTGGTATGCCATTGTTTAATTCTCCTCTGGTGTGTTTATTTATAAATAATTTTTATAAACCAAACGTAAAATGTTCATCAAAGAAACCCACACTATTCATTTGCATCAAAGAGAAAGTAAGCATGGCAAACTGCACAACTTTAGGCGTAAACGCAGTGCTTATCATTTCAAGTGTGATTCATGTGCAAAAGAATTTGTACGTGACAAAAGCAAAGTTTCACCTAGTAGAGCTTCAAATAATTTCCATCATGTGTGTTCCACATGTGATCCATATAAATTTGCACAAAAAATTGGTGTGAAAATGCGTAAAGTTTGGCAAATGGATGCTTCTAGTACAGAAATAAAACTATAAATTAGGCTTGAGTAAAGAAGTCTAAGTTCCAGGCATTGTTGGCAAATATACAAGTAGCCATTGTTCTTTGTGGAACAGTTGAGTCACCTAGGTCAGTTGTACCAGCAATAAATGGTCTCCATACGTAAGTGGCTAACCTTTCTCCGTCTCTTGGATTTCTTACTTGTGATACTGTGATTTCAGTAAGTGCAATTTCATTTGCAGTTGAAGTTCCACCTGCAACAACAAAGTGCATAATTTGTCCTTCAGTTCCAGCCGCCAATGTGTAGTCTGTTTCACCACCTGCTAACGAGTGTATAGTTTTAGTTAATGCTAAAGCAGTAGTTGATGTTGCTAAATCATCTTGTACACCATATACAGTTGCCGCATTGTGTGTTACAGTGCCTGATGCTGTAATTGCCACTGCTGTGGTAGTTCCTGTAACAGTCGCCGAACCATCAACAGTTAAAGCACCATTTACTTCTAATCCATCTTGTATGGTTAATGCTGTTGAATCAACAGCACTCAATATTCCGTTGATTTGTAAACTATCATTAATTACAACTGCTCCTGAGTCAGCTGAATTAATGTCATTTACGTCTAGGCTACCATCAACAGTTAAATTGCTTGAAATACTAACATTATCATTTATTCTTATTTCAGATGAATCTCTTGATGACATTGTGTTAGCTTGTAAGTCACCACCAACATCTAAACTGCCTGAGATGCCAAGAGCATCATCTATTAATACTTCACTAGAGTCTGTGGATGAAATTGTGTTTGTGTCTATAGTGTCAGCACTTAATGTACCTGATACGTTTAACCCTTCAGTAACTTGTATAGCACTTGATGAGCTTGATGAAATAACATCTGTGTCTAAATTATTAATTTGTATTGCAGAGGAATCAGCACCTGTAATTTCATCAACTTCTAATGTGCCAGTAACTTTTGCCCCAGTTGTTGTGACTCTAAGTCTTTCTGTTACAACACCACTAAAGAAAGAACTTAAAATTATTTCGTTTGTTGTGCCATCAGTTCCATCAAATTTAATACTGCCTCCTTCAGTTCCGCCATCGCCTAAAAAACTTATTCCAGGAACATTTGCGTTGTCTGTTCTTTGAATTTGAATAATTGGTGTAGCAGAAAGTAAATGTACATTACTGGTTATTTGAACAGTTCCTGTACCATTGGCAGATAATACTAGATTATCGTTAGATCTTAATGTTGTAATTTCGTTCTCATTCATGCTGATGGTAGCATCACTCAACGTTGAATCATTGTCACTCATAATGTTGAAAGTGCCTGTGACACTGGCTCCACTCTTTGTGACTCTGAATCTTTCCTCCAAACTTCCATCTTGTACTTTGAAAATTAGTTCTTTGCTGATACCGTTAGTACCATCCATGTATATCTGTGCTCTTACGTTACCGCCTGCTTGTTGAAAATCAATACCAGGTGTGCCTGTGTCGTTAGTTCTTTGAAGTGTTAATACTGCATTGGCTTGTTTGATGTGTAATGAAGTGTCAGGTGAACTAACATCTCCTATACCAACTTGACCACCACATTTTAATAATATGTCACCTGTACCACCAGGTTCAATAGTAATGTTCCTACTGCCGGTGCTAGTTATGTCACCGTGGATATTTAAATTGCCAATTAATTCTATTCCGCCGGCTACATTTACAACTGATGAATCTGCAGGTCTTATTGTGCCTCCAATGTGTAAGTCATCATTTAAAGTAACACCTGTGGAATCACTTGCTGAAATAACACTGGTGTCTATATTTTGTATTTGTACTGCACTTGAATCATTGCCTACAATTTCATCTACTTGTAGTGCTCCAGATAGATCTAATGTTGCGGCATTAAGTGTACCTGATACATTTAAGCCTTCAGTTACTTGGATTGCTGTTGATGAACTGTTTGTTAAAACATCAACATCTAAACTTGGAATTTGTACGTATGATGAATCTTCTGGGGCAATGTTGTTAGTAATAAGTCCACCAGTAACTCTTAACGTATCTTGTACGTCAATCATCGATGAATTATTTGATTTGATTACATTGTCTACTATTAAATCAGCTTCTACTACAACCTGTCCTGTTCCATTTGGTGTTAGTGTGATTGAACCATTTGTTACTTCTGTGGAAATTGTACTTACATTTATTGATGTATTAGCTGAATCAGTACCAAAAACTGCATTATACAGTTCTTCTGTATTATCGTTGACTTTATCCATTGCGACACGAAGTGTATCTCCTGTGCCGGTATTGATTCCTGTACCTAAGTTAATTGTTTGTCGTGCCATTGATATGCTTATTTATAGTGCTTCGTATCTATGCACTGAAGGAAGTTCCACAGCCGCACGATGATTTTGCGTTGGGATTTTCATATACAAAGTGCGATCCAAACGGATCAGTCTTGTAGTCAACTTTTGTACCTAATAAAAACAGTTCACATCGTTGATCTACAAGCATTTTAACAGGGCCAAAGCTGAATTCGTTATCTTCTTCGGATTTTTCATCAGCTACTTCCATCACGTAGTTAAATCCAGCACAACCACCCCCTTCTACACCAAATCTAATGTATGGTTTATTGTTGTCTTCGCAAACTTCTTTTAGTTTTGCTATTGCTGGTACTGTTACTGTAATCATACTAATATTTACATGCCTAAAGCTAGTAGGCCATCTTCCGAGACATATTCTTTAGTCCATGGTGGTTCAAATGTTAAATTTACTCTCACGTTGTCATGTCCTGCTCTATTAACAGCTTGTTCAACCCATTCTGGCATTTGTCCTGCCACAGGACAATTTGGTGCTGTAAGTGTCATAACAACATCAACCGAATCGTCTTCGTTCAACTCAATGTTATAAATTAACCCAAGTTCAAATATATCAAGTGGTATTTCAGGATCGTAAACTTTATGCAATTCTTTTACGATATGGGGATACTTTTCTTCAAAATAATCTCGGTCTATCATATACTCTATGCTTCTAGTAATCTAGATTCTATAAATTCATAGTTGATCAAGTTATCAATAAATGTTTCTAAAAACTTTTTACGATCATTTCTATAATCTATATAATATGTGTGTTCCCACACATCACACGACATTAACACATCAACTTGTTCGCCTACTGGATTATCACCATTAGCATAAGTTTTAATTGCTAGTTTGCCATTTTCTGAAATAAGATACACAAAGCCCGATCCAAATCTTTTTGTTCCTGCTTCTACAAATTTAGCTTTGAATTCTTCTATAGAACCAAATGCTTCGTTAATTTTGTTTAGTACTGTTTCAGACGGTTCTTTGTAGTTGTCTGTCATGCTTTGCCAAAAAATTATGTGATTATAATTTTGCCCTGCATTGTTGAAAACTGCATCATCGTTGTCGCGGGAAGCAACAATGATTTCTTTCAAACTCATGGTTTCATAATCAGATCCTTTGATCAATTTGTTTAACGTATCTACATATGTTTTATGATGTTTTCCATAATGAAAATCCAACGTCTCTCTACTCATGAATGGTTCTAAATCTTTGCGATCATATGGAAGATCCATAAGAGTAAATTTTTCACCTATTATTTTTACATCATCTGCTACTGCTTCTACTTTCATTTTAGTTCTCCTTATTTGGTAATTTCCATCTTGTGTTTTTTCTTGCTGGCTTTTTACTAAAGATATTATAGTTTGAAAACTTTTCTTTGTATCCTTTATTTACAAATAGTCCCATTAACCAATCAGGCAATCCATACATCCATCGACCAAACACTTGATAATCATGTGTGGTGCATTCAGGTATTTTTATAAAAGGATTTGTTAAATCGATAACATAATCTTTTTCTTCTAAATCTTGTAACCAAAATTTTGGTATATGACCTAATATTGCTCCATGACTCAAATAGTCTTCAATATGCTGGGTACCAACTTCTTCTTCTTGCTTGTACCAATCTGACAACTGTTTACTATTAAACTTCCAAATTTTTAGTGTTATTGTTGTTGGTAATAAAGTTGCATAATCTTTCCACTTTCTACAAATTCCTAAATTCATTTTCCAAGACATGGGATTACCCCAGCAATTTTCATTTACTACATAATCATAACCAGACAGGGGATCTCCTAGAATATCGTACTGAATATGCTTAACTTCTGGATACAATCTTTTGCCCATTTTAACATATTGCTTGTTTATATCACTATTTGTTACTTCACATCCAAACTGTCTAAGGGCATTAGCACATCTACCAACGCCACCTGCAAGGCAAAGAACTTTTTTGCCTTTTAGATCCAATTGCTTAGATTCTATCTCTTGTCTGATGTCACTTGTCTGTGTTTTTTTACGACTAGTAACACCTTGATTGAAAGTGGAATCGGTCCACCCTCCCAGTCCTTCTCTGTTAAGGCATTCAAGAAGCATTAACTACTTCTTTTTAGCTTTTTTCTTAGCAGTTTTTTTAGTTGTAGCTTTTTTCTTAGCTGTTTTCTTAGTCGCTTTTTTAACTGTAGAAGTTTTTTTAGCAGGTTTAGTCTCAGGTCCAGCGTTTTCGCCTTTGCCCCAATTTTCCCATAGCTTTGATAAAAATCCCATGTTATTCTCCTTTGTTTATTTGTATTATAATATTTACATAGCTCATTGTCAAGCTGTTTCCACTGATACTACTGATCACTAACTTTATCTATTTTAAATGTAGTGCCTTGAACTGACAATGCGATGCCTCGAGGTTCCCATATGGAACGCCATCTTGGCAAAACCCATGAATTAATATGGTCTTCAGTCCAGTAAGATGTTACATGTAAAAGTCTGGTATTACCGTCTTCTCTAGTTTGTTCTATTGTTTTTGATAAGTCTACGTCTGGAAATGTTGATGATGTTTGCTCCAGTATCTTCGATTGCATACTGTGATGTATTTATTGACATGCAACAATCATGTGCTATAATT